TCAGGGGGTCGGGGGCTGCTGATCGGGGTGCGTGGGCTGGGGCGGTGTTGGTGGGGATGGCGGGGTGAAGAGGCGGTGCTGTTCGGTGGTGGGGGTGCAGCCGGCTGGGCAGGGGAGGTACTTCCAGGGGCGGCCGTTGGGGTAGCGGTGCTGTTCGTGGTGGCGGTTGGGGTCGTTTGGGGTGCAGCGGACGGGTAGTTGGCCGCGTGAGCCGCAGTGCGGGCAGAGGTGGAGGGGGTCGGTGTTGTCGTTGGTGACGGGGTGGGGGTAGGGGCGGGCGGAGTAGTCGACGGGGTGGCCGGTGGAGGGGTTGAAGAGGAAGTAGGACGATCGGGGGTGGATGGGGATGGACCACCAGCGGTGGGTGGGGTCGCTGGTGAGGATGTGGCGGCTGTTGTGGACGGTGCGGCCGTTGTGGTGGGTGTGGGTCCAGCGGACGTAGGCCCAGCCGTTGCCGTAGCGGCGGTGGTGTATGCGGGTGGCGTTGCGGGCGTGCGCTTCGGGTATGGCGGGCGCTGCTTGTTCGAGCTCGCGGCGGGTCGGGGCGATGATGACGGGGACGAGGTCGAGGGGCAGGTCGGTGAGGTCGATCTCCACGGTGGTGTTCTCCGGGCGGGGCCGGGCAGGTGGTGTGCCTGCCCGGCCGGGCGGTCAGGTGCTGGGGTTCGGCGGGTCGTGGCGGATGAGGTCGCCTTGGCTGTCGCCGATGAGGGCGGCGAGGTGGGCGTCGCCGGGGCCCCCGGTCCAGGCGACGATCCGCTGGACCTTGTCGGTGGTGGTGATGGTGAACTCGGTGTTGGGGAACAGCTCGGTGAGCTTCTTGGCGAGGTCGGCGTCGGGGATTTGGGCGCGGTAGGTGCCGGGAGTTCCGGTGCAGCCGACGTGCCGTCGGTCGTGTCCTCGGCTCGCGCGCAGGTGGCTGTAGAAGAGGTGGCCGGTCCAGTCGCATCCGGTTCGGCCGCAGCGCAGGTGCCAGTGGACGTCGCTGCCGGGATAGGGGCTGAGCGGGACGAGTTCGAGTTCTTCGAGGCGGGCGAGGGCTTTTCGGGCTGAGGCGGCGTTGCGTCGGGTGGTGAGGTCGAGCACGTGGGGTCCTCGTGATGGTCAGGCGGCGGGCTGGTGAGTGGGGATGCCTTGACGCAGGAATGCCGGCTCGGTGAAGAGGCGGATGATCGTTTCGTCGGTGCTGGGTGGGGTGTGGCGGGTGTGGGTGTGGTTGGTCCAGGTGCCGTTGGCGCGTTCCCAGATGACCTTGTCGTGGACGACGTGGTCGCCGTCCGCGAAGGCGGTGGGCACCGCGGGGTAGGGGATCTTGGGGAGGGTGTCGGGGTCGACGTGGCGGTACGCGGCGACCGGGACGACAGTGCTGCCGCTGTGGGAGAGGGTGTTGGGGAACTTCCACCAGGTATCGGGGAGGGCGATCATCGAGCCGCGGGTGGGCGGGGTGACGGTGCGGGCGGTGCGCCGGTATTCGCCCCGGCCGAGGTGGCGGATGTTGGTGATGACGGACTCGTGGCCGGTGGCGGTGTGCACGATGACGTCGCCTCTGCGCAGTAGGCGGGCGGGGAGGTCCATGACGCCGTAGGCGCCGATGCGGCGCTCGGGGTGGCGGGCGACCGGGCTGTTGGGCCAGTCGGTGACGTAGGTGGCGATGGTGTCGACGAGTTCGGTGATGGCCTTGGTGCGGTTGCTGCGGCGGTCGAGCCTGCGGTCGACAAGGGTGATCTGCTCCTGAGGAAGGGCCTCGTTCGGGTCGCCGAGGTAGTGGATCGCGTGCAGGCCGCCGATCTTGGCCGCGTCGTTGTCGATGCTGGCGTGCTCGTCGGTGCTCCAGACGAAGGTGCCGTCGGGGAGGTCGACGGCAACCCAGGACACGCCGGCGGAGGCGTGGCTGCCGCAGGTGGTGGCGATGCCGTGCTGGTTGAGGCCGGTGGTGATCAGGTCGCGCAGGGTGTTCATGGGTGTTCCTTGCTGGCCGGGGGAAGCGAGTTGCCTCCCCCGGGCGGGCTGGGTGCGGGTCAGGCGGTGGCCTTGGTGGTGCGGCGGCGGGTGGTGGGCTTGGGTGGGGCGTCCGTCGGGGTGGCGGTCTTGGTCGTCGCCTTGCGGGTGCGGGCGGGCTTGGTGTCGGTGGACTTTGTGGTGCCCTTGCGGGCCCGGGTCGGCTTGTCGGCCGGGGCTGCCGGGGTTCGGGGGGTGCTGGCTGCGCGCTTGCGCGGGGTCTTGGTCTTCGGCTTGGGGGCGTCGGTCGGGTTCGGGGTGGTGGGCTGCTCGGGCTCGTCGGCGGGTGCGGGGTCGGGGCTCGGGGTGGTGGCCGTGGGGGCTGCCGGGTCGGCGGCGTCGGCCGGAGGCGGGGTCGCTGGCTGGTCGCTGGTCGCGGTGTCCCAGGGGCGGTGGCCGACGCAGAGCGGCTTGTTGTCGAAGGCGGGTAGCAGGTTGTGCAGGAGCGTGGCGTGGATGAGGTCGGCTGGGTCGCCGTCGAGGCCGTGGAGGTGCATCACGGCGTGGTAGCTGCTGCCGGGCGGGAGGGTGCCGCCGTGGGTGGGGTGGGACTCCTTGGGGCGGACACCGGGGGTGGTGATCCACAGCTGGAGGGTCACGCCGTCGGGTCGGATGCGGGCGCCGATGGTGCGGCCGTCGTGGTTGGTGAGGCGCTGGACGTGGGGGTCGTCGTGGGGTCGGGGGCTCGGGGTGTAGCCGTCGAGGCGGGTTGCGAGGTCCTGGAAGACGGTGGCGAGGGTGGTGGAGATGAGCAGCACTGCGTGGTCCCTTCGCGGGTGGGGTGAACCCAACCCGCATTGTTTAGATTTTATACTCATTCAGGGCGGAATTGGCGGCCTTCCGGTCCAGCCCGTCCGGATTCGAGTCGGGCGCATCAATCCCGAGAGGGGTTCCCCTGAATCCCTTCCCTTATGTTTATATTTTATACTCATTCATGATGGGTGTCCACTCCTCTTCCCCGCGGTCAGGCCGCCTGGTCCATCGCGGCCCCGGTGAGCAACGCCTCGGCCCTGCCGACGGCGGCGATCATCGTCGCGCCGCCCAGCAGGGCGTCACGGTGCTTGAAGATCGCGGCCTTCTCCTCCAGGGCCAGGCGCTCGGTGTCGCCCTCGGCGAGCACGTCCCCGCGCCAGACGGTGGTGTTCGGGCCGAGGCCCCAGAGGATCATGTTGACGGCCGCGCCGGCTGCGGCGACCGGATCGATGTCGTTCAGGTGCCAGCGGCAGGTGGCCGGGTCGATCCGGTGCTCGCGCAGGATCTGGGCGGCGGCGCGGGTCATCCCGCCGGTGCCGCCTGCGGGGTCGCAGAAGCTGTAGCCGGGTTTGACGTCGGAGCAGTCGCCGAGCTGCATGTGGGCCATGAGCTCGCAGATCTCCGGAGGGGTGTGGTACTCCCCCAGTCCTTCCCTGGAGCCCTTGCTGCGCAGCGTGGTGACCATCCAGGACATCAGGTCGCACTCGGCGAGGTCGTAGGGGTCGCTGGAGCCGGTGACGGTGAGCAGGCTGTGGGTGATCGCGGCGTGGGCGACGGCCTTCACGCAGGCGAGTTCGTGCTTGCTCAGGGTCTCTTCCGTCCAGGTGGCGATTGGTGCGGCCCGGTGGACGAGGTCTGGGCGGCGCATCCACCAGTAGGCCCAGCACTCTCGGATCAGCCGGACGAGGTCGTCGGCGTCGAGGCCGAGCATCCAGTCGGCCTGCTTCGGGGCGTCCGGTCCCTTGAGCGGCCACAGGGCGAGGGCTGCGACCACGCCGACGGGTATCTCCATCCGGCTGCCGCCGTGGTGGCTGTGCCAGGCGTCGGCGGCGGCCTCGGCGATGCGCTGCGCCGCCTCGTGCGCCCGGGTCCCGGACGGCACCGGGAAGGTGCGGACCTTGGGCTTGGGCTTGGACGGTGGCGCCGGCGGGGAGGCTTCCAGGCCGGGGATGGCGGCGGCTTCCGCGTGCAGGGCGGCCAGCTTGGCGAGGTCGGATCGCCGGTCGGTGTCGGGTACGGCGGCGAGGTGCCGCCGGGGTGCGACGGCGCGTGTGGCGGGACCGGGCTCGTCCTCGACCGTGGCGAACAGGTCGAGCTGCTGAGACCGCTTCATGATGGTTTGTCCTCTATTTCTGGGCGTGAAAAGGCCCGGCCGGTGGACTGCGACCGGCCGGGCCGCGTGATCGTGCTGTGGAGGGGTTCAGTCGGCGGGCTTGTGCCGTGCCGGCGCTGAGGGGATGTCGATCCGGGTTCCTCAGCCGGTGGATCGGCCGGACAGCGGTGGCCTCTGCGCGGAATCGCGGGCCGTCGGGTTCCCCGCAGCGGAGCGCCGCCGGGGCTGGGCGCCGCGGGCGCTTACCACGTCGTTCCGCCCGTGGCGGTGCCGTCGTACTCCAGCGCCTGGAGCCGCTGGGCGTGTTGCTCGGCAGTGATGAGACCGGCGTGGAGCTGGACGTCGGCCAGGCGCCGGATGGCCGGCTCGGCGGCGGCGCGGGCGGCGGCGATTCGGTCCTCGTCTCCGCTGAGCAGGGCGAGCCGCCACATGGAGTGGCGGGCGACGGCCATCCCGGCCATGTCCTTCAGGTGCAGGCGGACGGCCGGGTCCAGCGCGGGGGGCGTGCGGTCGTTGTCCTTGTCGATGCCGGCGGGGGTCGCGGGACGGGACGGGTGGTGGCCGTGGTCGCGGCCGGAGGTCGGAGAGGGGTGGTCGGTCATTCGGTTTCGTCCTCGGCGAGCTGGAGGGCCGGGCCGTCCGCCAGGGGGCAGGGGAATTCGATGACCTGCCCGTCGGCGGTGCCGACCGGGCGGGGCGTCAGTCGGTGGGCCTGCGCTATCCGCCGTCGGCGAGGTGCTGCGCCTGCGTCTCGACGAGGTGGCGGGCGATCGTGGTGGCGTAGGTACGGCTGATCGATCCGCCGTCGGCGAGACGGGCGGCGATCGCGAGGGTCACGTCCTCGGCGTGCTCGAAGTCGAGGCCGTTCAGGTGCTCGGCGGCGGCGGTCACGTCGGTCTCCAGACCGACCATGGTGTCCGCCAGGCCCGGGGCGTCGTGGAAGAGGCCTCCGCGTGGACGTCGCGCCTGGGTCTGCGAGCGGGCAGCGGGCCGGCTCGGAGCGGGTCCGGACAGGGCGCTGTTCAGCGTGTGAAGGAGGTGGGCCGCGGCGCGCCCGTACTGGCTGGACAGGTGCAGCGCCGTGTAGGTGAAGACGGCCGCGACGGCCTCGGGGACGAGCCGGTCCCGGTACTGTTCCGCGCTCAGGTCCGACTCGCGCTGCGGCCGGTGGTTGTAGCCGCTGGCGAGGACGGTGGCCAGAGTGTCACGGGCGGCGCGTTCGATCTGCGGGTCAAGGCGCAGCCGGGTGGTCTCCGCGCGCAGGGCCTTCTCGACGGTGGTCATCGCGGGTCGGCCTTCCCTTCGGTGGCTTCGGCGTCGACCAGGATGTGGCCGGCGATGTCCTGCCCGTGGTCCAGGAGGTCGTCAAGGACGGCCAGGGCCCGGGCGTGGGCCGCCGGCAGGGAGCGGGCGGGCAGGACGAAGTAGGTGTGTCCGGCGAGACCTAGGTTGTTGGCTTCGCGTCGGCTGGGTACTCCCTTGCGGATCTGCTCGATCTCCGTGTCGCCATTGAGGACGACGGTCCACCTCGGCGCGTCCGGCAGGTGGGCGAAGTTCCCGCAGTCTTCGCAGCCCTGGCGGGGGCGGTGGTAGTCGTGGACGAGCTTGGCGAGGTGGTCCACGACGGAGTCCGGGGCCCCGCCGGTGTCCTGAACGGTCTGCGCCCAGGCGTGGGTTCGGGTCTCGCTGGGCGAGCCGGAGTCGGCGACGTGCAGGTGCAGGCGCGGCTCGGTGGGGTTGAATCGGACCTCGGTGCGGACGACGGCGTGCCCGTTGAGGTAGCCGTCAATCGTGGTTCGGCCTGTCAGGGCATCGCGGTTGACGACGACGTCGAGGCGGGTGGGCTCGCCTCGCAGTTTTTCCTGTACGACTCCCAGGCCGGCAAGGGAGGCCGCGGTGTCGGCCAGGGCGCTGGCGACGGTGGGTTCGGACTTGGTCATGGTGTGCTCCGTCGGCGCGGCGGTGGTCAGCGGTGGAGGTGGCTGGTGCCTGCGAGCGCGGCTCCGACGAGGTCGGCCATGTGGTCGACCTCGCGGAGGTCTCCGTCGTGGTGCAGGGCCGCGTGGAAGAGGTCGCAGTAGTGGAAGTAGCCGACGGTGTCGTGGAACTCGGTGAGCTTGAGGCCGAGCAGGCCGTCGGGGCGGCGGGCCCAGGCGACGGTGATGGCCTGCTGGAGCAGCGTTCCTGCGTCCATGGCGAGTTCGGGGCAGGCCGCGTGGCCGACGATCGTTGACACCACCTTGGGCAGGTGCTGCTCGGGAACGAAGTACAGGTCGTCGGCGAGGCTGCGGGTGGGGACGAGTCGGATGACGGTGGTGTGCATGGTCGTTGTGCCCTTTCGTGGCTGGTGAGGGTCGGCGGTTGGGCCCGGCCGCCGGCGGGCGGCCGGGCGGGCGGGTCAGGGGTTGAGCTGCGGGTCGTCGACCAGGGCGACGGCGATCCCCGAGGCGACCTCGGCGATGCGGTCGGCGTCGGCGTCCAGCGCGAGGCAGTGCCGGTACAGGTCGGCGTAGTGGCGGTTCCAGACGAGGTCGTGGAACTGGGTGAAGGCGAGGGCCCGGAAGGCGTCGGGCCGGATGGCCCAGCCGATGGTGATCGCGTGTTCGACCATGGTGAAGGCGCGGTCGGCGGAGCGGAGGTTGATGGAGTCGGCCGAGGTGATGGCGCCGATGATGGCGGTTTCGTGGTGCTCGGGGCCCCGCATCGTGACGGTGCCGACGTAGGACATGGAGTCGATGCTGCCGAGGACGGTCATGGTGTTCTCCGATCGGTGGTTGGCCCGGGGCCGCTGCCCCGGGCCGGGCGGGTCGGTCAGGCGGTGAGGTAGTCGAGGACGCTGAGGGAGAAGTCCCGCGGGAGGGCTCCGGGGCCGGCGTCGCGGCTGGTGGCGTAGTTCTCGGCGAGGGCGAGGGTGTCGAGGACGGCGTCCTCGCGGTCGGGGCGGGCCAGGAGTCGGGCGACCGCGTCGAGGGCGAGGGCGGCGGCGGAGAGGGTGAGGCGGTGGATCTCCTGCTCGGCGCGGGCGGCACGGGAGCGGGCGAGGCGGGCGTAGTGGCGGGCCTCTTCGGCGGCGGCGGTGAGCGCGTTCATGGTGGTTCCCTCCCTGGCGGGTGGGGGCCTCTCCCCCTCCCTTCATGTTTAAATTCTATACTCATTCAGAGTGGGGGTCCACTCCGTCGGAAGGTTCTCAAGGGGTGGACGGCGCCATATTTCCGCAGGTCAGAGCTTCGGGAGGGCCGCCACGAGCGCCGTGGCGTTGTCGGCCCGCTCTCCATGACTACTCATACGGGCTTCGGCAACGGCCTGCTCCACCGCGTCCGCGACCAGGTCCCCGGCGGTCGACTTGGCGAGGAAGTGGTCGAGGGTCACGTAGGAGTACCGGTCGACGGCCGCTCCCGTGGCGCCGCTCTTCTCCAGCGGGTGGTAGGCGCCATCCGTGCACAGCACCAGCGCGTCGACGAGGTCCCGGTGCACGGTCCGCTCCTCGATGTCCCCGTAACCGAGCTCCGCCAGCAGCTGGTTGTGGTCCCACCAGTCCAGCGGCCTGCCGAGGCGCCGCTTCACGGCAGCCACGTTGTGGTCCTCGGTCACCAGCTCGCTGCGCCCCGACGGGCTGAGCACCCAGACCCGGGAGTCGCCCGCCCACGCGATGCGCACCTCGTCCCAGTCGGGGTGCCACGTCGCCAGCGCCGCCGTGGAGGTGGTTCCGTCCGCGACTCCGGATCGCCGGTACCAGTCCGGCAGTTCGGCCCGCACCTGCCGGATCGCGTCGCCCGGGGAGCCCAGCTCCGAGGCGACGTACGCCAGCCGCGGGGCGGCGTACCGTGCGAACGCGGCAGTCTCGTCGGTGTCCCCGACGCCGTCGCAGACCACGAACGCCCACACCCCGCTGCTCCGGTCGCGGTGGACGGCGAGAGCGTCGCACTGCTTGTCGCGCTGGCCCCTCAGCTGCGCCCCGCCGATCGAGGGGCCTTCGGGGTGTACCCACCGCGTCGAGTCCGCAGCCTCGGACAGGCGGTCGACGTCGGCCCGGGTCAGGTCCGCGTAGGTGCCGTCGTGGCGCCGCCGGCCGGTGACGAGTACCGGGCCTCGGAAGAACGGGGCCCGTCCTCCGCCGGCGATCCCGGACCACATCTGCTGGCCGTGCCAGTTGGCCGCCTCTTCGGCGTCCCGGTTTCGGCCGTGCATGGTGTAGCGGCCGATCGGCAGCGAGGAGTAGTCCGCGCCGAGGTTCCGGAAGAGGATCTCCCACTGGCCGGTGGGCTCCGGCGGGTTGGGGATCTCGTCCTGCTCGCCGTCGGGGCCGACGGCGAACGCGAAGGTGCTGTTGGGCATGGTTGAAGTCTCCTTGGTGGGATGGGCTCAGAGCCCGTTGGTGGCCCACTCGTGGGCGTATACGCAGTCCTCGCAGCACAGGTCGTCGAAGATCAGGCCGACGAGGCCTCCGGGTTCGACGGTGAATGTGCAGTGGGCGCAGGTGATGTGCTCCTGGGTGGTCTGCACAGGGTCGGGCCCTTTCCAGGGTCTCTACCAGCGGGTGTGGCGCTCTCGTTGCGGCCGCTGCTCCGGGTGTGTGCGCCAGTGGTTGTCGTAGACCTGATGCCACGGGCGGGTGAGGGTCATGACCGCTTGGGAGTCTGCGAGCAGGGCCATGGTGACGAGGCCTTCGACGACGGTGCGGGCCAGGTCCTCCCGGGCCTTCCCGGGCGTGATCGTGTAGGCGGTGCCGTACGGGCCGGGGCCTTCCCTCCAGGCGATCCAGTCGTGTGCCGGGCACTCCAGCAGCCACATCGTGCGGATCTCGACCGCGCCGAGAAGGTCCTGCTCCGTGGCCCAGCCGGGCACGGTCCGGATGAACGCCGGGCAGCCGTCCTCCCCGATGTGCGGGATGCACTGCCCGGCGTCGGACACGTACCAGCAGGCGTCCCGTGCGGCGTCCCACGGATCCAAGCCCGCTTCGGCGGCCCAGCGTTCGGCGTCGAGGGAGATGTGCAGGTCGATGCGGATCTTCACGGCCCTACCGGGGTTCGGAGGTCGCTCCGTACCCCGGCCAGCAGTTGTTCGAGGCTGTGGACCTGCCTGTCCGTGAGGTTAGTGAACTGCCCGTCGGTGCCGAGGGGGCCGAGGAAGAGGACCGGGCCGTTCAGGATGAGCAGCGAGGGTTCGTCGCGGAGCAGATCCAGGGCGAGGCTCGCGGGCAGGTTCACCGGCAGGGTGTCGTCCTTCGTGACGGCGACGGAGAGGACGGGCGTTCCGTGCGGGCAGGTCCCGGTGTAGCCGGTGTAGTCGGCTTCGCCTCCGAGGTGCTGCGAGGCCGCGGCGTGCCGGCCTCCGGGGTCGGTCGGCAGGTGCAGCGGCGTGGTTTCACCGGCTGGGTTGACGAGTACGGCGTTGACCGGGGCTTCGGGGAGCTCGCGCGGCTTGCGGGTGAGCGGTCCGTTGCTTGTGGGCATGTTGGTGTTCCTTCGTGGTTTCGGGTTCGGGCCGGGCTTTCGGCTCCGGCCCTGCTTCAGCAGGTGGCCGCGGGCGGGTACTCGCCCGACGCGGGCTCCGTGTGGGTGTCGTAGAGCTGGCGGACCCGGTTGGCCGCGTCCGTACCGCTCTGGGCGAGTACGCCGTAGGACTCGTAGCCGGCTTCGAGCAGGGTCTCGGTCAGGTGATTGCTGGTGCTGGCGCACAGGGGCTCGGACATGATCCGGGCGATGCTCATCGTGGGGCCGTGGACGTGGATGGCGACACGCCATCCGGTGGGCTGCTGCACGGCGGCCGGTGCCGGGACGACGAGGGCGGCAATCAGGGTGCGCGGGAACACGGTGGGGCTTCTTCGGGGTTCGGTGACGGGTATCGGCTTCGGGGGCCGCCGGCGAGGCGGCCCCCGAGGAGGGGCAGGTCAGGCCACCGGCTTGTACCAGGCGTCGATGACCTCGAAGAGGGCCTTCTCCGCGTACCTGGTGATGCCGTCCCCATCGCGGACGTTGCCCGCCAGGGTGTCGAGCGGGGCCTTGCGGGCGTCGAGCAGGGTGAAGTCCACCCGGGTCTCACCCGGCTGCCGCCCCGGCCCGAAGCCGATCTTGACGGTGCGGTCGTCCTCCGGGTCGACGTCCACGTAGACCGCGTTGAGGACGGCGCGGGCCTGGATACCCGGGTTGTGGATCAGTGCGGCGCTGGCCTCGGCGAGCCGGGTGTAGTTCATGCGCTCTTCCTCTCGGTTCGGAGGGGGGACCCCTCGCTTATGTTTATATTTTATACTCATTTAACCCCGGTGTCCACACTCGGAGTTCTCAACTCCCCTGCTACACCAGGTACTTCCGGTCGAAGCGGTGGAGGTCGACCACCAGGACAGCACCCTCCGCGCCCGGGGAGGTCGTGGCGCGGGCGAGCCGTCCGGCGGCGTCCTTCGGGCTTTCCCCGTAGTCCAGGGACTCGTACAGGTGGCTCCGGTTGATCGTCGCGTGCAGGTTGACTCCGGGCGTGGCCAGCGCCAGCCAGCTGACGGCACGCATCGAGACCTCCCGGTAGTCCAGCGGTCCCACGGAGCCGGTCCCGCGGTCCTCGCGGACGGGCGTCCCGAACATGTCACCGGAGGTGCGCAGGCAGTAGGACGCGATGCCGCCGGACCAGGCCAGTTGGAGGAAGTCGTCCTGCGCGCGCCAGGTCGCGACGATGATGCCGGACAGTGATCCGCCCCAGGAGTACGGCTCCGCGCGGACGGCATCGAGTTGCCGCCGGAGAGCCTTGAGCGGGTCGCCCGCCCTCGCGGCTCGTGCCGCGAGGGCGGTGGCGTGCCGTCGGGCGTACCCCCCGGCGAGGCCCCCGGTGCCGGCGTCGCACAGGGCGACCGCGCGGCGGCCCGAGCCGGCGTCGTAGGCGATGCCGTGGCCGCTGAAGCCGTCGGGTTGGCCGCCGGGCACGGTGGCCACGCTCAGGTCCCATCGGCGGCGGCGCCTGGTCTTCGGCGCCGATCGGAGGATGTCCTTGAGTACGTGGTCGAGGTGCCACGGGCGGTACGTCAGCTGCGTGCCGGCGTGCGGGTGGAGGGTGAACCACACGGGGCCGCGGAACACGGGGGCGGTTCCGCCACGGGCGATCTCGTTCCAGATGTACCTTGCCGCGTGGTTGACGGCCTGCTCGTGCGATTGCGGGGCGGTGTGGACGAGGAGGGGGCCGAGGCGGATGGCGCGGGCCTGCGGCGGGATCGCCCAGCGGCGGTAGGTGCCAACAGCAGCCACGGTTCCGTCGGCCGCGACGCGAACGGCGAATCGGTCGTGCATGAGGTCTCCAGGTCAGTGATCGAGGTGGTCGGCGAGGGAATTGAGGAGGGCGGCGCCGGCTTCGGCGCCGTGCCGCGCGGTGTCGTTGTCGCAGGCGGCGGCAGCCAGGTGCAGGGCCGCGACGAGGATCGGGGCCGGCAGGCTTGCCAGCCACTCGGCGTAGGGGACTTCGCCGCCGACGGATTCCCAGGCGCCGTGGGCGGCGCTCTCGGTGACGGCGGCGGCGTAGGTGGCGCCCAGTGGGGTGAGGCCGTAGTCCTGGACCAGCAGCGCGACCAGGAGGCGGCGGTCGTCGGCGGCGATGAGGGCGGGGAGTGCGGGCTGCAGGGTGGTGGTCATGGTCTTCCTCGGCTCGGGCGGCTCCCGGTCGGGAGTGGTCCTGGGGTGGTCAGTTGTGGTGGAGGCGGCGGTCGGTGGCGAGGCCGGCGAGGGTCAGGCGTGCGATGCGCAGCTGGTGGGAGCCGGTCCACGGGTCCCGCAGGGCTTGGGCGGTGGTGTCGGCGAGGAGCTGTACGAGGGCGGGGCTGGTGGTGCTCAGCCACTCGGGGAAGGTCTCGCCGGGTTCGCCGACCTGTCGCCAGGTGCCGGCCAGGGTGTCGGTGACGACGGCGGCGGCTTCGGCGGCTTCGGCGGCCTCGGTGGGTGCGAGGTCGTGGTGGCGGCTGATCCAGTGGTGCAGTTGGCCGAGTGCCGTGAGGTCGTGAAGGTCCGGGGGTTCGACGGCGGTGGTCATGGGCTTCTCCTGGAGTGGTGGACGGGTTGGCCGTGGATGGGGTGCCGGCCGGGACACGGGGCCCCGGCCGGCGGGGAACTGCCTATTTCCAATGGGCGATGATCGCCGCGAACTCGGCCTCTCGTGCGCGGTCCTCGGCCGCCAGCCGGGCGGGGTGCTCGGCCGCGATGGCGTCGAGGCGCGCGATCTCCTCGCGGTCTTCGGGGCGCTCCCAGCGCACGATCGTCGTGCCGCCCGGGTTGGGCTCGGTTTTGGTGTACTCGTCCTCGGCGGCTTCGCTGGTGGGATGGCCGGTCGACAGGTACCAGAAGGCGTTGTAGTCGTACTCGACGCCCCACTCGCAGTCGTCGGGGTCGCCGCCGTACTCCCACGGTTCGGTGACCTTGTAGAAGCCGATGCTCCAGGAGCCGTCTTCTCGTTGCCAGGTGACGTTTTCGCGGTGCAGGCTCATCGGGATCCTCTCTCAAACCTTGTGTTTATATTTTATACTCATTCCTTTGTGGGAGTCCACTCCGGCGACAGGTCTTCTGCCACCAAGTCCCCTCTACAGCAGACCAGTTGAATCATTTGCCGTCGGCCGTTGCATCTGTGGCCACGCGACGCCTGCGAGAGCGCGACGGTGCTGTTCGGGCAGGACGGCCACGGGGTGGCCGAGCCAGTCGCGGCCCATGTGTGCGAGGACGGCGGCGTCCGCCTTGTCGTACCGTCCTGGGCCTTCGCACTCCAGGCCGTACCGTTCGGCAACGAGGTCGCGAACCATGCCCTTCGCCACCCGCGCGCGCACCTGCTTGGGGTGGTCCTTGGCCGGGTTGGCGACCCCGCACGCGTAGATCTTCAGCGAGGCCGGCGGGACCTGGGCGTAGGGGATCCCGCTCTCCCACAACTTCTGGGTCACCATCCACCACAGCCCGCCGAGCTCATGGTGCCCGGCCTGCGCGCCGTGCCCGTAGGCCGCCCCTTCGAGGACGACGAGGTCCGCGCGCCGGACCCGGTCGGTGATCTCCCGCTTGTGCCAGTCCAGTCGGGGGTGGCCGCGCAGGTTCCTGGGCCGCAGGGCATCGGCCCAGTCGACGCCGGCGATGCCGGTGGAGGTGAGGGACAGGTCGAGGCCGATGACCAGAGGGACGGGCCCCGTGGGTGTGCTCGCGATGCCGGTGGTGTTCATTCGCGTTCGTGCTTCCTTGCTGGTGACTGGTGGACCGCGACCGGCCCCATCCCGGGCGGCGGTGGTACTGCTGGAGGTGGTGCGGGCCGGGTCCGGCCGCGGCGTGGGCGGGCTCCGGCCGCGCACACCCAGCGGTCGCTGGTCGCCGTCAGCCCCTCCCCTTCGGGCAGGTCGGGCCGTTCGGCCGCCGCCAGGGGATCGGGTGCGGGAGGGTCGCGGCACAGGTCAGGCCGCGATCGCGAGGATCAGCTGGACCTGCTCCGGTTCGGTCTCCGGCTCGACCTGCGGCGGAGAGTCGAAGGCTGCCAGGCAGGGCTCGCACTGCTGCTCCCCGACGACGCGGTGCCGCTCGTGGCCAGCGGCGCTGCCGCAGATGTCGCGGGACTTGCCGGGCAGGGGCAGGTCGAGGTCGTCGACGCCGTCGACGGTGCCGATGACCTCTCCGCCCAGCCACAGGCGGCCGCCGGCGACGCCGTCGAACTTCGATGGGTGGGGGCGGGTCTGGCGGATGCACATGGCCCGGTACGGGCAGGGCACGCACTTGGGCATGACCGGCGTGCACATCTCGATCAGGTCGCCCTTGTTCGCCCAGCCGCCTTCGGCGGGGCTGAAGAGGGGGTCGCGGTAGCACTCGGGGGTGAAGACGTCGGTGTCGGGCAGGGCGATGAACACGGGCTTGGTGGTCCTTGTCGGTGGGCGCCCTGTCCGGCCGCCCCGGAAGGGGGCGGGGCGGCCGGACAGGAGTTCAGGGGCGGTCGGCGGGGCGCCGGTGGAGGCGCAGCAGGGTGAGGCGGCGGCTCGGGTCGTGGCACACGCAGGTGACGTAGTCGTCCAGGAGCGGGCCGCCGTCCCAGCCGCCGGCGCCTTCGCAGTGGCGGCATTCCGGGTCGGGGGCCTGCGCGAGGACGAGGGCTCGGCGCGGTGGCGGGTCCAGGCGCAGGCGCCACCGGGGCCGGGGGCCGGTCACAGGACTTCCAGCAGCTGGCGGCCGATCCAGTGGGCGACGTTGCAGGACACCGCGTTGCCCGCTTGCATCGTCTGTTCGGCGCCGGTGCCCAGGACGATGTAGTCGTCGGGGAATCGCTGTCCGGCCAACTGCTCGCGGGGCTTGAGCATCCTGAACCAGCAGTCCTCAATGCTCTCCGCGGTGACGACGACCGCCGCCGAGTCCCGGGTGGACAGGGTGTGGAGCGGGTAGCCGGCGTGCTTGGCGGTGGCCTTGCGGTACGGGACGACCAGGGTGTTGCGGTCGCGGGGGTCGACGCGGCCTCCCGGCATGACGAGGCCGTGGTGGTTGCCCTGCGCGCTGACCGTGGAGATCGGGGCGTGTACCGAGGAGGTGGAGGCGTGGTTGCGGAACTCCACGATGTACGGGGCGGTGAGGAGGGCTTCGGACTCGCGGGTGGTGCGGGTACGTAGCGGCTGCTCCGCCGGGTAGGGCTCGGTGTTCCAGCTGCCGCCGACCGGCACGATCAGCGCCTCGCCCTGCTTGGTGCTGCGGGTCGGCATCGGCCGCTCGGCGACCGCGTAGGCCCGGTCTCCGCCGTCCTTGCCGTGGGTGAGGGTGATCGAGTACGGCTCGTACGGGTACTTCGCGCGTCCGGCTTCGATGCGCTGCATCGTGGTGTCGGCGAGCTTCCTGCTGCGGGAGCCGATGCGCTGGCCGAGGTCGGTCCAGTCGATGGCCGCGCTGGCCGGACGTACCCACGGTTCGACGAGGGCGTGGCGGCAGCGCGTGTTGGGGCAGCGGTAGTCGTACTGCTTGCCGTACTTGCCGATCGTGATCTTCGGGTCTCGCCAGGTCTGGACGGCGTTGACCTGCTCGGCGCACTCGAAGCACCACGCTGCCGGGGACGGGGTGAGGTTGGGCTTGCGCATGCCGCGGCGGGTGAACGTGATGTAGATGCGATCGCGCCACTGGGGGGCACGCAGATTGTCGGCGTCTCCGATGTGCGCCGAACTCACGGATGTGATCTGGTAGTTGTAGCCGAGTGCCTTCATCGCGGCTATCCATGCCGTGAACAGGACCCAGTCGGTCGCGAATTCGAGCACGTTCTCCACGACGATGGCCCGGTAGCGGTGGACCTCGGCGGCCCGCACGACGCACCACGCCGTGACCCGGGTCTTCTCGAACGCGGCGTCGGGCAGGACTTTGAACTCGTCGTCGCCGTCGAGGAGGTCGAGCTGCGGGGTCTCTCGGCGGAGGCCGCCGGCGGGGCTGATCTCGGTGCAGATCACCGACGCCCACAGCACGTCGGTTCTGGGCAGGTAGCGCATCGGCATGCCGGAGACGTCGATGCACAGGTGGTCGGCCCGGCTGTGGTTGGCGGCGTGAGTCGCCAGCGCAAGGGTCCAGTGGTTCACGCCCAGGGCGAGTTCAAGCCCGGCTTCGACAAGGCCTGTCGAGGAGCCGCCGGCGCCGCACAAGAAGTCGGTGACGGTGATGGACACGAGTGGCTCCTCTCAGTTCTCGGGGTCGTCGGTCGCGGGTCGGGTGGGCGGGCAGGTCGGTTCGGGGCTGTCGTCGCCGGGGTGCCCGGGGTGGGTCTTGATCGCGAGATGCCAGTGGTTGGCGGCGTGGGGTATGTCGGGCGGAGACGGGGTGCTGTCGGGGGTGGGCATGTGGAGGTCCAAGAGGTGATGTCGGGCTCATCGATGATGGCCCATACAAGTTGAGGGATTGAAGGTGCTCAGGTCCGGCGGGCGATGCCGTCGTGGCCGGCGGCGAGGCGCAGGAAGGCGATCCAGCGCACCCAGGCGGGGTATCCGTCGTCGGGGTCTTCGACGGCGACCTGGGCCGGGTAGGGGCAGGAGTCGTAGGTCGCGAGGGCTGCGGTGATCTCGGCGGCGCTGATGCGCCAACTGCCTGGACGGGTCAGCTTGCTGTCGGGGATGCCGGTGGGGTTCGGGTCGGCGCTGTCCGGATCTTCCTGGAAGAGGCGGCGGCGCTCCGGTCCGTCGAGGTCCGGCCACAGCAGCGGCTGGTAGTCGGTGAGCATCCCGAACCCGCGCATGGTCTCGCGCAGGGAATTCAGCCCGAGGGCGGTGGTGTCGAACCGGCAGTCCTGGTCGTCGGTGGAACCGGCGGACCGGATGAGGTGGAAGTGCACTGTCATGGTGGGGGCCTTCGGGTTCAGTTGGAGCGCAGGCCTGCGTGGTCGCCGGCTGTGTGGAGGAAGTCGATCCAGGAGTCCCATTCATCGATGAGGGCGCTCACGGCGGCCCGCTCGTCGTGGGGGGCTCGCTGGTGGGCGGCGAGGGCAGCGGTGATCTCGGCGGGGGTGATCAGCCAGTTCTCGCCGGTTTCGACCTTGTACCGGGGGATGCCGGTCGGATTGGGGGCGCTGGCTACCGAGACGGCGTTCTTCTTCGCCGTGACTGTCTCCTGCGGGTCCGCGCCCATGAGTTCGCGTTCGAGGTCGTACAAGGCGGCAGTGAGGAAGGGCAGGTCGTAGTGCAGGTCCTGGATCATGCCGAGGCGGTCCATGGCGCGGACGACGCGGTCGTGGGTGAAGTGGTCCAGGAAGTAGGTGACGGTGGGGTCGGACAGTTCGAGCTGGTAGGCCCTACCCATGGCGGTCTCCGTAGGTGTGAGGTCGGGTGATGGGTCCCCGGGCCCGGCTGTCGGGCCGGGCCCGGGGTGATGCGGTGTTCAGGGGCGCTTGCGGGCGCGGAAGGCGGTGTGGGCTGCCCAGAGGGACAGGATGAAGGCGGCGGTGCTCAGGGCGAGGGAGACGGTCTTGATGGTGGTCACGGGCTGTCGTGCTCCCGGCTTGTCGGTGGTGTAGGCGGTCGTCGTGGTGGTGAGGTCGGCGTGTCCGAGGTGAGCGGCGCAGCCTCTCCTTGGGCCCGCGGAGGACCAGTTGGGCGGGATGGGCGGGCTCGCCCAGAACAGCCCTGTGAAGTCCAGCGGCAGTTCGGGGCCGTCGTCGTGCGGCTGGTCGTCGCTGGGGTCAGCCACGGGCGTTCGCCGTCCGCGCGGGGCACTGCGGCGCGGTGAAGAGCCGGAGGCTGGCCAGGTAGACGCCGTGCGCGTCGCCGATCTTGATGCCGTCCGCGATCTGCTGGCCGAGCTGGTCCTCTTCTTCCCGGGTCTGCGGGTGGGGGAAGCGGCAGACGCATGGGCCGTGGGGGGTGTTGCTGCTGTAGGCGAGTTCGGCAAGGGTCACCTGGACGACCCGGGTGCGGTCGCGGGCGGCGAGCGCGTAGCGGGGCCAGTCGGGGCTCAGGTGCTGCTGGGTGATTTCGACGGGCAGGCTTCGTGCGACCGCCCAGGCGTATCGGGCGACTTCCCGGCTTGCGATCGGGAAGGCCTTCCGGATCTCGTAGGTTGCGGGGCCGTGATCGTGGATCGTGGTGACGGTGACGACGACGGGGTGGGCGTGGGGGACGGTCAGCAGGGCTATTCCTCGCGCACCGAGATAGGTGTCGATGGCGACAAGGAGCGGGGAAAGGAGAGCCCCGTTGAGGAGGTCGAGCCCGTCCGGGGTGGAGTCGTACACGGTGTCGCGGACGGTCGGGTTGTCACTGCTGCCCCTGATCGCCCGCCAGGCGGTGGCGGTGTCGATGTCGTCGGGAAGGTCTCCGATCTCGTCGCCGGTGTCGATTCGCAGGTAGCTGCCGTCGGGCAGGTCGGCGGTGATCGCCTCGATGTCGCCGTCGAAGGTGATGTCGGTGACGAAGCCGCGGCGACGCAACGCGGAGATCAGGGGGCCGAAGGCCTTGTAGCGGGCCTGCCAGTTGGGGTCCGTGACGCGGGGGTGGGTGGGCAGTGGTGCGAAGGTCATTGGGGTTCCAAGAGGTCGTTGTCGGGGGCCTGTCGGCCGGTGGGGTCAGGTGAGGCGCAGCAGGCGGGTCAGGAGGCTGCGTCGTCGGGTGCGGGTGGGCGTCGGGGAGGGTGGGGGTGGCAGGTAGCGGGCGATGGCGCCGAGGACGGGGCTGGGGTTGACGCCGAGGCGGTGGTGGTCGCCGAGGAGGGTTGAGTCGTAGATGACGGCTCGCTGGCCGGTGGGGAGGGTTCGGGTGATCTGCCAGCCGGTGGCGCCGTTGGGCTTGCGGGCGGCGGCTCCTCCGACGCCGTCGTCGGTGACGGCCAGGAGTGCGCCGTCGGGCAGGTGCAGGTGCAGGCTGGCGTGCCGGTTGTTGGCGGCGAGGTGGAAGGGGATGCCGTACTGGCGGGCGAGGTCGGTGATCGGCTGGTAGGTGCCGGCGAGGATAGGGGTGTCGAGTGGTGGCACGGTTCCTCCGTACATGATGTTCGGCTCTTGCATGAGTACCCATACATGTTGGGGGCGGCCGGGGGTATGGACCCCCGGCCGTGGGGGGGGTTAGGCGGCGCGCTCGGCGGAGTACCGGTCGGACCAGGTGCTGAGCGTGGCGGCCATCGCGCGGAGCTGGGCGGCGAGGCGCCGGGCGTTCTGGGCGTCGAACCGGTTGGGCTCGGCGGGCAGTTCGTGGCGGCGGTGGCCGAGGAAATCGAGGAAGTCGTCGACGCGGTTGGACAGTTCGGCGGCAGGGGCGTCGGCGGCGTCCCGATTGGGGGCGGCGCTGACGCTCTGGGCGAGGATGGCGAGCTGGTCGAGTTCGTTGTCGATCTCTTCGTTCTCGGCGCGCTCGGTGGCGATGGCGCGGACGAGCGGGTCGAGGATGCTGGAGTAGTCGAGGGCGTAGGTGGGGCGCCCCTGGTCGTCCTTAACGGCGATGAGCGCGGGCAGCATTTCGATTCCCTTCGTCGGGGGGCCTCCCCCCTCTTCATGTTTAGATTCTATACTCATTCAATGGGGGGCACAACTCCCGCCAGCCAGTTACCTATTCGTGATACTTGGTGCGCTGGCGCGCGGCCCGGAGCGCCTCGAACGCCTTCCGCTTCGCCGACTGCGCCGCCTCCGAGCCGACCTCCGCCTGCTCTCGCCGCACCTGCGCGTCCCTCCGGAAACCCTCCAGCCACTCCTGCTCCCGCTGCCTCTGCGCCACCGTGCGGCCCCGCTCCTCGGCCTGCCGCTGCGCCCGGGCGCTGGTCCCGCAGGCCCGGCAGTTCTCCGCGACCTTCCGGTGACGCGAGCACGGCCGCGCCTTCGCCCCCTCCGTATCCGCCGGCTCCCCCGCGGCGCCAGCCGTGGGGGGTAGGGGGGTAGGTAGGACATAGGTAGGAGCAGGAAAGGAAGGGGTTCCCCCGGGGCAACCTGCTGGGTTCCCTTCGGGCGACGTGTCGGGTTCCCCCGGGGAAACCTTCACCCCCGGCGGAGGTGGGTTCCCCTCGGGCGACCCACGGCGCTCGGCCGCCCGAAGCTCTCGCTCCTCCACGTCGCGGGACGTACGCGCCGGGGCAGCCGGGGCAGCACGCTGGGTCCGGGGCCGCGCCAGACGAGGGTTCCGCGGCGCGGCGACCGCCGCACGCTGACGCTCCCGCAACTCTTCCCGATCCGGGGTCCGCGGCACCCCGGCCGGGAACACCCGGTAGAGGGCCGCGCGCCCCGGCCTGCCGACCTCCACGCGCTCCACCAGCCCCTTCGCCACCAACGCCGTGACCAGGGTGATCGTGCGCTTCTGCGACACTCCGGTCCACGCCGCCATGCGGTGCATGCCCGGACTCGACAGGCGACTCTCGTCGTCCGCGCTGTCGCAGATCTTCATCAACGCGAGCTTCTCGGTCGGGTTTCCGATCACCTCCGGCGGCAGGTACGCGGCGGCGACCATCAGTTGTATCGACATGCGGGACTCCCCCTCGGCGGCACAGTGCGGGTCGGTGCTGCACCGCGCTCACCTGGGGGCCGCCTTGACCTCGATCCGGCGGGCGCCCTTCTTGACAACCCTGCGCGTGGGCACCGCGATGCCGGCGGTCACGAGGGCCTTCACCATGCGCTCCGCGTCCGGGACCATCGGTATCGGCGCCTGGAGGTCGTCGAACAGCTCGATCATGGCGCGCACGTCCGGCTCGTCCACCTCCTTGTCCTCGCCCCGCCACGCCAGGACGTTGCGCCCGTACGTCCCCGCTTCGGTGCCGTCGACGGCCTTGCGCACGAACTTCTTAACCCGGTCGGCCTCCGCCCAGTCCTTGTGGGCGTCGGCGTAGTCCGCCAAGTGCACCGCCACGTCCTCGCGGTTGTGCACGATGTTGGCCTGGACCGGCCGGCCGCCCGCCGCCACGCCCCAACAGGCCGTCGCGAACGGGCAGCAGTCGCACACGGTGTCGATTCCGGGCCCGTAGAACGAGCGGGGGGCCTGCTCGGGGTGCTCGGTCTCGGTGATCCGCTCCAGCCACCACACGGCCTCTTCGGCGACCTCCGGGTCGTAGGGGAACTCCTGGACGAACTCCTCGCCGTTGTCGCGGCATATGAACCGCATCCGCACCCGCTCGACCTGGACTGGGCCGAGGCGGGCCAGGACCCGCTGCCCGTCGACGTCGGCGAAGCCGCCGGTGCGCAGCAGCCGCACGTAGGTCATGACCTGCCGCAGCTCCCCGGCGGTGGCGCCGTAGCGCCGCACCTCGTCCCAGCGGTAGATCGTGCGGGTCTTGATGTCCTCCACGGTGTTCACGTCGGCAGCGACCTTGGGACGCAGGCGGCGCGGGAGCTGCCGGGCGGTTGCCCGGTCGAGCTGGACGATGTCGATGCTGCCGCGGATCGTCGCGTCGGCGACCCGCTTCTCGGTGATCCAGCCGAACTCGCGGCGGGCGGCGGTGGTCAGGCCTTCGTGGATGTAGGTGCCGAGCATCGCGGCCGGGCTGACGACGTGGTCGGTCGGCTCCCAGCCGTGGTGGATGTACGCTGCGCGGCGCTCGCACACGAGGTCGGACGCGCCGAGCTGGCGTTGCCGGGAACGCGGTCGGGCCTGGTCGACGGCGTCGGCCGCGACCCAGATGGACGGCGACTCCGGCACGTCTAGGACGGGGGTGGACATGGGTGTACTGCTCCAAGAGGTCGTGACGGTACAGGGGCCCGCGAGGGCCAGGGCCGCCCGCATGGGGGCAGGCCGAGGGGCCAGCGCGGCTGCGGTGTACGGCATGCCGGCCGGGGTACGGTGCGCGTGGTGAGGGCGGGGCCGGGCTCCTGGCGAGGAGGCCCGGCCCCGTCGGTCAAGCGGCGGCCGCGGCCTGGCCGACGGCTTCGGCCCGCTGCGCCTCGGCAGCGGCGACCCAGACGGGCGGCGACAGGGCGCTCATCGTCGGGGTGGACATGGGTGTACTACTCCAAGAGGTCGAGAGGGGCGCGGCGCCGCGCCGACGGCAAGCCGTGCCCAGGCAGAGGCGGTGCCGTGCGGTCTACGGTTCGCGGGGGCATTCGCAGGGCGGGACGCAGATGCATCCGGCACAGCCGGGGCACCAGTCCTCGGGCGGCATGCCGCACTCGGTGCAGCAGTAGCAGCGAGTCAGACACGTCGTGCCTTCGCACAGAGGCGCGGGACGGGGATTGTCGGAGTTCACGGAGGAGCCCTTCGGCCGGGCCGCCCGCACGGGGCGGCCCGGCCAGCTGCTATGCGGCGGCGGGCGCCGGCTCGGCGGTGAACTCGGCGTCGGCCTCGGCCTGCTGCGCCTCGGCGGCGGCGCGCAGCCGGGCGGCGTCGCTCTCCAGGGCGTTGTCGAGGTCGGCCTTCGGGGCGGCGAGTTCGGCGACCCGCGCCTTGACCGCTCCTCGGACGGTGTGCCACTCCATCTCCGAGAGGCCGGTCTCCGGCCCGGTGTTCAGCTCGTTCCACAGTTCGACGCAGGCGTCACGGTCGGCTGCGGCGGCGACGCGGGCCATCCACGGGCCGGTGCGGTCACCGGTCAGCTCGGGCATGTCACGGGGCTGGGACTCGGCCGAGCAGCCGAGCATGTCGAAGATCAGCTTCTCGAAGGAGAAGTCCAGCAACGGCATCGGGTTGCCGGACTCGACACGGAACCTCAGGGTGCGTGCCTTGATGATCTGGGTGGCCTTGTCGCGGCGCATCCGAGCCCACACCGTGGAGTCGAACCCGATGTCTTTCTGTGCCGTGACGCTCCACTCCTTCACGGCGCGGCCCCTCTCGACCAGCGGCTGGCCGTTGGCGTCGGTGGCCGAGACCTCCCGGCCCCGGGCGAGCATGATGGCGATGCCCGGCATGGTCTGGAGCATGTGGACGATGCGGTACCAGCGGGCGATACTGTCGTTCCACAGATGGCGGCCGACGTCGATGTTCGCGTCCGGGTTCTGGGCGAGCTTGGCCCGGTTGCCGGTGCTGCGCTTGGCTCGCTCGTAGGTCCAGTTGGACAGCATCCGCCATAGCGCGGACCCTGAGTCGATGACGAATACGACGGGCTTCTCGCCGGCGGAGGCGGCGCGGTGCGCCTCCCACCAGACAGCCTCGACCTGTTCGGCGATCGACTGGTAGGAGCCGTCGTGGACGATCACCTCGAAGTCGGCGCCGGGGATCGCGGCGTACTCGTCGGCAGAGCCCTCGGACAGGTCCATCACATACATCTGGCCGACTCGTTTGCAGGCGCTGAAGGCGATGGTCTCGTACGGCTTGCCGGCACCTTCCTCGCCCTCGACGAGGATGAACGGCCAGGGCACGATGCCGGTGGGCTTGCGGGAGTTGAGCTTCGGTGGCAAGGGTGGTTCTCCAAGAGGTTGGTGCGGTGCGTCAGTCCGTGCGCAGGGCACGGACTTCGATGCGTGGTGCCCACTCGGGGTGTCGCTCGATGAGTAGGCGGGCGTAGCGCGACCTGAAGTCGTTGTTCAGCCGGAAGTCGCCGTCGGAGCCGAGGGTGGCGCGGCCGTAGGAGTAGCGGACGAGTTCGAAGAGCATGCCGAGGCTGATCGTGGCGAACTTCGCGTCGATGCACTCCGCGGTGAGCCGCTCCAGCTCGGCGAGGACCCACGGGTTGGCCCCGTGGAACTGCTCGAATCGCTCCTGGATCGTCGCCACGCGGGGCATCCCGGGTGCGGGCACGACGATGCGGCGGACGGTTTCCAGGCCAGGAAGGTGGTCCTGAGTGACAGCGGGCACGGCGCTCTCTCCCCTCAACTTGATGGGGATACTAAGCAAGAGTGCCCATACAAGTCGAATCTCTGGTCACCCCTCTCCGCAGAGGGGGTGATCGGGCGCCTTCTGCCGCGGCACCGCATGCCGGCGAGCGCATTCCCACAAGTGACCCCCATCTACAGGGGGCGGGCCCTTCGCCCACCCTCTTGTTTATATTTTATACTCACTTATGAGGGGGGGGTCAACTGGGTTCAACTCTTCTTCGTGGCCCCCCTCGTGAGGATCTTCGATCCGGGACCGTCGTACAGTCCGCTCTTGAGCGCCTCCACGACCTCCCGATTGATCACGGGAGTCCTGCTCTTAATCTTGGAGAAGCGGGTCGTGCTCTCCAGCGTGTCGAGGGCACTGCTCAGCAGCCACAGCGGCGAACCCGATAGGCGCCAGTCCGATGCCGGGAAATCGCCGTCCTTGATCGCGGCATCCAACCGGGGCAGGAAGCTGCTGGGATCCTCGTCGATCATGGCGACGATCTCGCGCTGGCCGACAATCGGCGGCAGGTCGCCGCGGTGCACCGTCAGCGCGGACACGAGACCGCGCCCAGGGGACTGCTCCTCCACCAGTTGCTCAACGACCGCCATGTTCGGCTTCTTCGCGCGCGCGAACCGCTCGCCCTGGGCAACCGCGAAGCCCAACGTCCAGTAGGCCCGGCCGCTGATGATCACTGCCTCGTCGTAGTCCAGCTGCCCGCGCTGAAGCCACTGCGCGACGTTGCGGGCCGTCCCGTCGTAGATCGCGCTGAACTCCTGCTGGCCGACGAGCACCGGCTTCTTGTCACTCACTTCGCCACTCCCTGCCGACATGAAAAGTGAGTATTAAGCCTATGCCCAGGCTGTGGAAGATCCGCTATCGAGGCCCGGTGCTAGAGTGGAGAATCCAAGAGGTCGGGCCCCCATTCCATTCGGAACGGGGGCCCAACTCGTTCTTCGGCACGGCGCCTTCCGGAAGCTCCAGCTGGCCGGTCCGGCGCGCGCCGGGTGCGCGGCAGCACGCGCCGAACCGTCACCCCTACTGTGGCAGCGGGGCCTTCCCCGCCGGATAGGCCGGGGGCTTGGCGTAGCCGAGCAGCCAGCCCCACCGGGGCGACAGATAGTGCTCCGCCGCCCGGAACACCGCGTAGTAGATGAAGGACACCAGCGGCACGAGGACGCCGGCGAGCGCGGTGGCGTCGAGGTCGAGACCGTAGCGGGCAGCAGCGGCCACCAACCAGCCCACCAGGGCGGGCACGCCGGTACGCAGCAGGGACAGGTACAGGTTCACCGGGCTCCTCTCGGTTACGGGGGTGTCGGTCAGGACCACAGTCGGCTCCAGGTGGACGGGCCGGGCAGGCCGTCTGCGTCGCCGCCGGACCACCCCTGCGCGCGCTGGAACGAGGCCACGTTCGCCCGGTCGGCTTCGCCCCAGGAGCGGGACGGCCCGACCTTGTAGGCGCCGCCGAAGCCCTTGCGCACGAGCTGCTGCCCGAGGGCGAGGATCGAGTCGTTCACCTTGCCGGGGCCGAAGGCGTCCCGGCCCGGGAACGGCGGCGGGCCGGACGGCTGCGGGCCGGGCCCGCCCCCGAGGCGGGCGGCAACTCGGGCACGGAATTCGCCCATGTCGACGCCGCGCGGATCGGGCTTACCCGGCTGCCACTCCTTGTGGCCGATGACGGACCGCTCGGACCAGCCGTGCGCCCGGCACACCGCGGCGGCGGCCCGCACCATCGCCTCGATCTGGCCGTCCGGCCAGCCCTCCGCCCCGGTCCCGCTGTTGACGCACTCGAAGCCATAAAAGCGCGAATTGCCATCGGTGTTGGCCTGGTCGGCCGGAGGCAGGGCCCGCTCGGCGATGACGGCCTGCAGGACGTCCCCGTCGCCCGCGCCGGCATGGTTGGTCCGGCCGTAGCCGACCAGGTGCACGCCGCCGTCGCGGGCGATGACGCCGTGGCACAGCGGGCCCGGAAGGCCGTCGTAACCGTCGCGGCAGATCTGCACGGAGCTGTCGGTACCGGAGGTAGCGGTGTGGTGGATCACGATGCCGTGCACCGGACCCCACGCGCCCTTGTGGTTGCGGTTGTGTGCGCGCCAGTCACCGACTTCGGTGACGGAAAGCCCCTCGCCGCGAAGGGCGTTGAGGAAGGCGTCGGCACTCAGAGGCGTTGCCAAGATGTGGTTCGCGTTTCTCCCCCGCGCACCAGGTGGTGGTGTAACTCGGCGCCAGCTGCCTACGTGTGTGCGCCCTTGGAGAGCAGCCACAGCTGCACCGCGGCCACAACCAGCGGCGCGACGAACGCGCCGATCAGCCACCGTCGGGCGGCGACCGCCGCCGCCTCGGCTGATTCCCGGGCGCGGGCCTCCGCGGTGAGGTCCCGTTCGATGACGACGAGCCGCTGGTCGACCAGCCGCTGATCGGACGAGTAGACGTCCTTCGTCACGGCCTGCTCGATCCGGCCGGCGAGGACCTGGAGGTCGGCCCGCAGATTCTCACGGAGTCCGGCGATACCGTCCCGCTGGTCCTCGCGAAGCTGAAGCAGAGCGCGCTGGAGCTCCCCGAGCGTAGGTTCGGCGGTCGGCGGGACGCTCACGACAACTCCAACAGGCGTTCCCCGCGCCGGAAGTCATCATACGGCTTCCGACTACACCACCCCAATGCCGACCTTGCACATTACACCCACTTTGCCCAGCTTTTTCTTCGCACCGAGCCCCGCCGTCCAAGATCAAGCGGCCATCAAGCCAATCGGCGCATCAGCGTTCGGCGCACACAAAGAACGTCCGACAAGAGAAATCGGACATATCGCAAACCAGACCCAAGTCATGGAATACCAGCATCGATCACATTTGCCTCCCGACCGACAATGAAGCCGCCGTCCGGATTGCCCACAAATATCCGCCAAGAGGTTTTGAGACATGCTGGCGATATATTCAGCCAACGGCACACTGGCCTCAATTCGATCAACAGGGCACCGTTACGGTCAGAATGCGCCGTGAGCAAACGGTGCGCCATGAATCAAATTGAACGGAGTGGGATTTGAAGTTTCGCCGTACCTTCGTGAGCACCGTGATTCTGATCATGTCGGCAGCCGGAGCAAGTATCGCCAAGGCCGCCCCTGAAGACCCCCCCACTTCAGGGACAGCCGAAGCCGGTGTCACCTCGCGGACCGCGACCGAGTCCGAGCAGGCCGTCCTCGACTTCTGGACGCCTGAGCGGGTCCGCCAAGCGGCCACCAACCCACTGCCCGCACAAACGGTGACCGAGGAAGCCGCCCGCAAGGCCCGCGAGCAAGCAGCTCAGCACGCAGACACCAGCTTCCAGAAGACGGAAGCGGTCAGCGCGGACGCCGTTGCACCGCTCGTGCCCCACCAGGCTCTGCAGGCATCACCGCGTGCCGCCGCCTCAATCGGGGACCTCTCCCGCTCGGACCTCGCCGCTCCCCTCGGCTGGAAGACCAAAATCACCGGTCGGCTCTTCTTCGACGTCGACGGTGAAACCCTCGGAACGTGCAGCGCCGCCGTCATCGTCTCCAACAACAAGAACTCGATCTGGACGGCCGGCCACTGCCTGCACAGCGGCAAAGGAGGAAACTTCTACCAGAAGTTCGTCTTCGCACCAGGATACGATGAAACCGCCCCCTGGGGATTCTGGCCGCTGAAGAACATCATCGTCTCATCCGCATGGGCCGATGAAAGCGACAATCTCTGGGGCGATATGGGCGGGGGAATCGTCGCCCCGCTATCCCAGTACGGAAATCTCCAGGAGTGGGTCGGCGCCTACGGATACCGCTTCAACAGCGAATCCGACATCAACGGGGTCACTGCTATCGGGTACCCGGTGGACGGCTACAATCGCCCCAGTTCCGAGTTTCACAACGGCGCTAAGCCGATGTACTGCCACGGCAACGCCTTCGACGCGGGCAACTGGAACCCCTTCGACGACCGGCTGAAGCTCCCCTGCGATATGGGGCACGGCGCCAGCGGCGGCCCCGTGATCGCCGACCTCAACGGGAACAGCCAGATCGTGGGGGCCAACAGCCACCGACTGGCAGACAGCAACAACAACTGGGTCGACAACTACATGTACTCGTCCAACCATGGAAGCAGCGCCGCCGGTGTGATGAGCTGGCTCAACTCGCACTGACCGCTACAGGCATCGGGGGCTGGGGCTGCGTATTCGACCTGCGCAGCCCCACCCCTGTGCGCTACTTGCCTCCCCCACGGATCTCACCCATCAGGGGCTTCGGCGGATGCGAACGCAGGTAGTCCTCGAACGCCGCCGGAGTCTCGACAAACTTCTGCATCTCCGGGGTGATCGGGAGGTTCTCCTTCGTCACCACCCCTCCCGAGTCCCGGGCAAAGACCGCTGCGGTGACACCGCCAGCTGCGATCAGAACTCCCCCCAACGCCAACAGGACTGTCCCTGCACGTCCCACGGCCATACTGGCCCCCTTCTCGACCTACAGCCACCCCGGCCTGCTATCGGCGTACCGCGACACGACCCCGAGCCACCGAAGGTCCGGGCACTCGAAGTCGCATCTCAACAATGTAGGCGGACGAGCACCGTGTCGGGAGCAATTGAACAACTGAGCGTCCCGGCGAGCTGCCTTCCCTTCGCTGGTGATCACCCTCGGCGGCGGCCGGCATCACTCCGCCCAGCTGTCGCCGCGAGCCGCCAAAAGTATGGTCAGTCGACGCAGGACCACTCCACCCCGCTGAACGAGATCCAACCGCCAAAGCTGCCAGTGGCGTTCCAGACCTCCAGGTTGCCGTTCGGCTGGAGGAAGAGTGTCGCGACCGCCGGGTTGGCGGCGGAGACGGTGAAGACTTCGCCGACCTTGGGGCGCAGTGCGGGGTCGTCGATGACGGCAACGACCCCGCCGACGAAACCTGCCGGTACGGCCGCGATTCCGCGCAGCATCACGGTACCGTCGGGCCTCTTCTTGATCCCGACCGACCGCCAGCCGGCGAGCGACGTGCAGCCGCTCTGGAAGGTCGGTGTCGTCCATGCCGCCGACTCCGCCCGGACGACGCCACTGGTGACGACGACGTCCCCTCCCTGGACACGGACACCGGTGCTGCTCTGGAGAAGCATCCCTCCGGCCAGCGCCCTGACGGTCAGGCCGGTCTTGTCGAGGTAGGTGGCGGCGGCCTGGTCGACGAGCTGCACGATGTGCTGCGAGGGGCTGAGCAGTTGGATCGCGGACTTGGCGTTGTCCTGGCGCCGGGCGGTGGACAGGACCGTGGCCTCGGCCAGCCCCGAGGTCGTCCCTGCGACGGTGGCGACGGACGCGCCGCCGGACTGCCAGCCGCCGACCGCTTCGAGGGTCGCCCGGCCCTGGGGCGCGTACCCGGCGTCGGGCCCGCCGGCGGACAGGACCAGGCGGCTGGTGTGGGCGCCGTCGGGCGTCACCTGGGGGCTGGACAGGGTGGCGCTCGGCGCGCTCCCGTCGGGGGTGTCCTGGACGGTGGCGGTCAGCCGGGACGGCGCCCGCTCGGCGGAGGCCCCGGAGTACAGGAGGGCCGAGGGGACGGAGGCGCCGGTCACGGGGTCGGTCGGCGCCAGCATGACCCTGCGCCCGGTGGTGCCGGTCTGCAGGGTGCCGCCGGTGACGGTGCCGCCGGTGATGGTGACGCCCTTGATGGTCCGGCCGTCGATGGCGTCGGCGGACAGCGCGGCGGCCGTGATCGCTCCTGCGGCGATCTTGTCGGCCGTGATCGAGTTGGCGGCGAGCTTGTCGGCCGTGACCGTCAGCGCCTTCAGTTCCCGGCCGGTCACCGTGTCCGCGGCGATCTTCCCCGCCACCACGGAGTCGGCGGCGAGGTTCACCGCGGTGACCGAGTTGGAGGCGATCTTCGATGCGGTGACCGCGCTGGCGGCGAGCTGCCCGGCCGTGACGGCGCCGGCGGCGAGGTTCGCCGTAGTGACGGCCCCTGCGGCGAGTTCGCCTGTGCTGATCGCTCCGGCGGCGATCTCCCGTGCGGTGATGGCGTCTGCGGCGATCGTGCCCGGGGTGACCGCGTCGGCGGCGAGCTTCCCGGCCACAACGGCCGCTTCGCCGAGCTTCGTGGCGGTCACGGCGGCGTCGGTGAGAGCCTTCTCTCCGATCGCCCCGGCAGCGACCTTCGCGGCGGTCACGGCGTCGGCCGCGAGCTGGAGCTCACCGACGATGCCGTCCAGTACCTCCTGGGCGACGACGGGGGCAGGCCCGGCGGTCGCCGTGCCTGACGGCGCCGACGCCTTGCCGGAAGTGCTGCGCGCCACCAGGGTGACCCACACCGGCACGGTCGTAGGGACGGTGACGACTCCCCCTTGCGGCGTGTCGATGGTGGTGACGAGGGTGGCGGGCGACGGCACGAACACCGCGGTGGGCGAGGCGTGGACCTCGACGTGGGCCAGGTCCAGGGGGCTGACCGCCCCGTCGGCGAAGCCTCCGGTCCAGGTGACGCGGACGCCGCCGAGGGCCGCGGCCGCGGTCGGCGCGCGCGGCGCGGGAGGGACGGGCCCGTTGACGGCGGTGATGCCCGTGGTGCCGTCGGGCTGCTGGCCGATGATGGCGCGCAGCCGGCCGCCGGACGTGACGGTGAGGGCGCCGTCGTCGATGCTGCTGTGGGAGAGCCGGGAGGACCGGGACAGTTCGAGCAGGGCCGTCTCCAGCGTCGCGATGCGCGTCGCGAGGGCGTCCAGGGCGGTGGGCACGGTTCAGGCTCCGGTCGTGTAGGCGCGGTCGAGGCGTAGCGTGGCGGTTTCGGGCTGGTCGCCTTCGGCGGGGCGCAGTGTCCAGCCGGTGATGCGGCACCAGCCGGCGAAGTCGGCCCACTGGTCGTGGAGGGTGACCTGCACGTCGTCGCCAATCCGCCAGGAGCCGATCGGCGCGGCGGGGTGGTCAACGACGGTGATCTCCTCGACGGTGGCAAGCTGCTGGCGGCGGGCTCGTTCGGCGCGGGCGATCTGCGCGAGAGCGGCGGGGTCGGTCACCGAGGGCCGGTCAAGCACGTGTTCGAGACGCAGTCGACCATCGCGGACCGCGTCCACCGCCCGGACCTTCGCCGAGCCGTCGCCAGCGCCGAGCGCAACGACGACCTGCGCGTAGTCGTCGGCGCTGCTGGTGATCGGCTCGGGCTCGATGACGTTGACGCCGGACGCGAAGTGCAGGTCGGTGCGGCGTGTGCCCAGACGCGGCCAGGCGACGAGGATGCGCCGGCCGGGCCGTTCGCCTTCCCAGGCGACGGTCTCCGTCCACTCCGGGCCGCCGTCCAGGGCGGTGGCATCCCGGATCACCCCCGACAGGGCCGGGGCCTCCCACTCCTTGGTGGTGTAGGGGTGCTCGGCGTCGCCCAGACGGGCAGGGCAGCCGCCGGGCGGCAGGTCGACACGCACGCCCAGGTCGCCGTCGGGCTGCTCCTGGAGGTAGGCCCAGGTGTCGGCGATGACCTGGCACGGATCGACTCCGGCGTAGGGGCCTCGGCCGCCCAAGTTGCCGTGCAGGTCGTGCCGCCGGGTCGGGTAGGCACCGAACCCGGCGGCCTCCAGCTGGAGGGCAGGGCCCTCGGGCTTCGCCGACCAGATCTGACCGCCCCATACGAGCTGCTGGTCGCGCACCGCCCACGCCAGTACGGTGCCGGCCTCCGCCTGCGCGGGTGCCAGGTGCGCGAACCGGGGTTCGAGGGTGCCGCGCAGCTGGCCGGGCCCGTTGCGTTCGAAGCCGAACGCGACGCCGGACAACGGCAGGTCCCACACGAGGACCTCGCCCGTGAGGGCATGGGTCGTGAAGTACCGATACACGGCTCCGGGCATCAGTAGGTGCTCTCCACGAAGTCGACGGCGGCATGCATCACTGTCGTGCCCGTGAGGGCCACGTTGCCGCTCGTGTCGAGCCGGATGGCCTGGACGGCGAGGGACTGCGTGGTGCCGCGCTGGTCTTCCCGGAACCGGTAGCGATCCACGATGGTGATGGATTCCCGCGACACCACCGTCAGGGCGTCAGTGTCGAGATAGGAGTCCGAACCCGGGCCACCGCCGAGCACGTTCCGGAAGCCGATGTTCACGCTCCCGGCGACGCGCAAACCGTGGAGGCTGGTGGTGACAGATGCTTCTGTGGCCCAGGACGGTATGTCGATGTCGACCTTCGCACCGGCGGACGCAGGCCAGTCCTGCCAGGTCGCCGCCCCGGGGACCGACGAGTCGTCGAACCCGAGGACGGTGCGGACCTGGTGCTGCTGGCGGGGGTTGGCGATCTGGCGCAGGTCGGTGATCATCGCGTCGGTGATCGTCTGGCAGTTCGGCGGCTGGGTGATCCTGGCCAGCGGAATCGCGGTCATGCCGGGCGGCGGCGCGTCGGTGTTCGCCGAGACACCGGGGATGACGTGGAAAAAGCCGATGTCCTCGGTAGCCGGGTTCCGCGAGCCCTCGTAGTCGGGGTCTTCCACTCGCAGGCACAGAAGGTCAGTTCGGCCGGTGGCGCCGGTCGGGGCGATCGGCACGAGGTGGTCGCCGGTGTTGGCCTGCGTGTAGGAGCCCTGGCCCCAGGTCGCGCCCGCGATGATCGCGGAGCCGTTGCCGACGCGCACGCCGGGCCCGGCGGTGACGGTGGAAAGAACCTTGAGGTCGCCGCCCCCGGTGATGCCCTGGGAGCCGTTGGACAGATCCCTCACCATCATGCGAAGTGCGCGAGCCGGGTGGGTGCCGCCGGTGACCATCAGGGGCGGCTGGATGAGCGTCATTGCGTGGTGCTGCTTCCGTGCTGTGGTGCGGGAGGGGTTAGAGGGAGGAGGAGGCGTCGCGCCAGGTGAGGGCGAGGCGGGAGGTGCCGGTGGCGTCCTGGGCGGTCCAGCGGACCTCGCTGCGGCCCGGCGGGATCCGGAACTGATCGAGGCGGCTCGCGCGGGTGAGGGCGCCTGCGGCGGACCCGAGTTCGTTGCGGATCACGGTGCGGGTACCGGGCCTGGTCTCGATGTCGATCGTTTCGCCGTCGCCGAGGACGACGGCGAGTTCCAGGACCGCGTCGGTCCCTTCGATCCGCACCTTCGGGTTGACCACGGGGCCGGTGATGCGGATCGTCGGCCAGGTGGGCCGGTTGCCGGTGTTGACGGCCCAGCCGGGCCGGGCTTTCGGGTCGGCGGTGCCGGTGGTCATCGGCGCGCGCAGCGGCGCGGTGAAGCCCTGGCCGCGCCGGGCGGAGACGTCCAGTCCCAGGTTGAGGCCGGTCGTGCTGTCGGCGTACCAGGCCGGGTCGAGCGCCACGAAGGTGATGTGGACGGGGATCCAGCCGAACGGCGCGCCCGCGAGGCTGACGGCTTCGACGCCGGCCAGGCGCCCGTACTGGCGGCGTACGGGCTGGCCGGGCCTGCGGATGCGCAGCACGTCGAAGGCGCCCGGGGTGAGGCGCACCTTCGTGTCGGCGGCCCGCTCCAGCTCGGCGAGCCGGTCGAGCGCCGCGCCGGGATTGCCGGGGGTGCGGATGCCGGCGGTGATGCGCAGGGTGCGCGGAGCGTAAGTGTCCCGGCCCGGGTAGTTGCCGTCTTCGCCGGCGATGGGCCGGTCTCCAGTGCGCCGTTCCGGGGTGCCGATGCCGTCGATGTCCTCGATGAGCACGTCGGTGCCGTGGCCTATCAGGACTCCGCCGACGTCGATCTGCCAGTCGGCCAGCTGGGTGGTGTCGGTGGCCATCAGGCGCGACCTCCCCGCTGGAGGTGGCGCACTCGGCGCATCACGGCGTCGGCGACCTGCTCGCCGCTGACGTTGGCGCCGGTGACGCTGATCGTCATGGAACCGACCAGCGGCGCCGGGGCGTTGTCCCGCACGAGGACGGCCGTCGCGGCGGCCGGGCGGGCGGGGACGAGCTTCGTCGCGGCGGGCCGGGACGTCCGCGCGGTGTGGGCGGTGGCGATGCCGCCGTCGGCGAAGTGCCGCTGCTCGCCGTACAGCACGGTGCCGCCGAACCGGCGGGCGGTCTCCTCCAGGATCGCCTTGGAGCGGGCACGCTTCGCCGGCGCCAGGGGGATGTAGCTCTCCCCCAAAGTCTCCGGCTCCGCCATCACCCGCCAGGTTCCGCCGGGGACGATCTCCGCGATGTGGTTCTCCGGGCCACGCGGAGCCCGCAGCTTGCCGTCCCGGATGCCGCCGTTGGCGTAGAACTCGACGATGCCGCCATCGGCCTTGACCGCGGCGAACGGGCTGTCCCACGTCCCACCGTTGAAGTTCGCTGCGCCCTTCGGCGAGAGGATCACCGGGATGTCGATCCGCGACGGCGCGTTGACGTTCACCGAGATGGTCTTCGAGCCGGGGATGCTCTTCACCGACGCGCCGATGCCGTTCAGCTGCGCCTGGACGGCCGCCATGTCTCCGGACAGCAGCGCCGAGGTGAGGGCCTGCGCGGCCGCAGCACCCTTCTGCTGGGACACCTGCGCGATCAGCGTCAGCATCGACGACCACTCGGCGTTCGCCGCACCGCCCGCGGTCTTGAACGCCCCGATCACGGCGGACAGGTCGGGGGCGTCGATCGGCTGCTTCGCCCCCCAGATCGTTTTGATCATGTCCATCGCGGCGTTGATGTCGCCTGCGAGCAGCGCCTGCGAGAACGCCTTCGCCGAGTCCAGGCCCTTGAGGCCGGCGATCTGGGTGACCAGGTCGAGACCGGTGGACAGCTCGGTGCGGGAGGCCTCGGCGCCGGCCCGAGCGGCGTTCGTCATGTCGGTGACGGCCATCTGCTGCATCAGCGCACCGAACTTGGCGATGTCGTCGGTCTCCGCCGCCGACGCCCACGCCCTGGCCGTGTCCTTGCCGTACTTCTCGGCGATCATCGGGACCTGCTCCAGGCCTGCCCGGTAGGCGTTGGTGGAGCGGGCGGTGCCCTCGGTGACGATCGACTCCAGCTCGTCGGCGACCTGCGTCTGGCCGGACTTGAGCTGGCCGACGAGTTCGGCGAGCATCCCGGCGCTGGACACGCCGAGCTTGCTGAAGTGGTCGGCCAGGTCGAGGCGTCCCTGGACGGCGAGCTCCGACAGGTTCGCCTGGAACTCCCGCTGCGCCTGGAGCTGGCGGCGCATCTCCCCCATGTAGTCGTCCAGGCCCGCCTTGGCGACCTGGGTCAGCTCGGTGAGCTGCTGCGCGGCGCCGGTCTTCCCTGCCTTGAGGTTGGCGACGAGTTCGTGCGCCATGCCGGCACTGGCGTCGCCGAGCTTGCTGAAGTGGTCGGCGAGCGGCCCGTAGCCGCGCGCGGTCAGCTCTTCCAGGTCGCGCTGGAAGCCCTTCTGGGCGCCGGCCTGCTCGCCGAGGGCCTTGATGTAGCCGGACACCGAGGTCTTGGCGAGGTCGAGCTGCACGGCCCCCGCGCGGCTGGACGAGGCGACACGGTCCTGCGCCGCCTTGAACGCGTCCGCCGGTTCGACGATCGAGCCCAGGACCTTGGCCATGTTCTTCATCTCGTCGGTCCACTTGGGCGTGCCGTTCTTGTCGGTCGGCAGCGCCATGGACGGCGACCACACGTCCAAGTTGGCCTGCACCGACGCCTTGACCTTGGCGTTGACGAGGTCCATCGCGGAGGCCTGCTCGGCGTCGGCCTTGATCGCGTCGGACCAGGACTGGCGCCGGTCGTTGAGGATCTTCTTCGCCTTGTCGAAGCTGGCGTCGTACCCGCCCAGGTCGGGGTTCCACGACTGCGCCTTGCCCAGGTCCAACTTGTCGTTGAGCTGGGCGAGCCGCTCACCGCCGTTCATGAGGCCGTCGATGACCTCGGTCATCTCCAGCCCCGCGGCCTTCAGCTTCTTCATGTCGTCGCTGTTCGCGAGGGACTGCGCGAGGGCGCGCATGCCCGCGCCGACGTCGTGCTGCTCCCGCTCGGCGCGCAGCGCCTGGGTGAGGTCGTCGGTGACCGCCTTCGCCTTCTGCTTCGACGAGGAGTAGGCGGCGTAGCCGAGGACGCCGAGGGCGAGGACGCCGGTGAGGCCGGTGACGGCCAGGCTGGTGCCGCGCAGGATCGCGGGCAGCATGGAGCCGCCGGCCTGCGCCTCGGTGACGGCGGTGCGGAACGCGGTGAGCTGGGTGGAGAGTTGGGCGACACCGGCGCGGGTGACCAGGGCGACGGCGCCGAGCGCGACGAGGACGCCGATCGTCTCCTTCACGCCGGGCGGCAGGGAGTTGAAGGCGTTGGCGACGATCGACGCGTCCTGGGCGAGTTCCTGGAGGACGGGCAGCAGGACGCGGGCGATGTCCATGCCCAGCGCGGCGGCCTTGTTCTTGAAAAGGTCCCACTGGCCGGCGGTGGTGTTCATCTGGAGCGCGTAGGCGCGCTGGGTGGCGTCCGCGCGGTTCACCGCGATGGCGATGCCCTCGTAGGTGTCCGCGTAGTTCTTGCCGTCGGCGGCCGCCAGGGCCAGCACGGCCCGGACCGCGCGGATGTCCTTGAACAGGTTGACGGTCGCTTCGGCCTGGCCGCCCGTCGCCGCGTTGATCTTGTTCATGACGACGTACAGGCCGTCCTGCTGGATGGCGCTGGCCGCGGACTCGTAGCCGAGGTCCTTGAAGAGCCCGGCCAGGTCCCGCGTGGGCTTCATCAGCCGGGTCATGAGCATGTTGAGGCTGGTCGCGGACTCGGCCGCGGGGATGCCCGTCAGGGTGATCGCCGCGAGGGCGGCGGACACGTCCTCGAAGGAGACGCCTGCGGCGGCGGCCATCGGGACGACGTCGCCGAGCTGCATGCTCAGCTCTTCGAACGAAATGACACCCTTGTTGACGGTTTGGAACATAATGTCCATAACGTCGGCGGCCTTCGACGCGGGCATGCCGTAGGCCTTGAGGACTCCCAGCAGGCCTGTGGCCGCGGTCTCCGTGCTGGTCAGGCCGGCGGAGGCCCCCATAGCCGAGACCCGCAGGATGCCCATGGCCTCAGCGCCGTCGAAGCCCGTCGACACGATCTGATACAGGCCCTGCGCCAACTGGGTTGCTGTCTGCGGCAGTTCAGTCGACATGCGGACGATCTCGTCCGTGAACGCGCGGACGTTCCGGCTGTCGATCTGCTCACTGATCGTGAGGACGTTGGCCATCTCCCGCTCAAGGCGGATCGCGCCGATCGCGCCGGCGGCAAGGACGGCGCCGAGCGCGAGGGAGCCGGTGACCCAGCCGGATATTCGGGACGCCGTGGCGGCCTGGGAGGCGGCGGCGGCCTCGGTCTGCGCGCGGCTGACCTCGGTGGCGGCGGTGGCGGCGCGCCGGGTGGCCTGCTCCTCGGCGGAGGCGAGCGTGGTGCGGGCCTGCGCGGCGGCAGCTCCGGCCTGGGCCGCGGCGGTGCTGCTCCGCTCGGCCAGCCCGGCCGCGCGGGCGGCGGCTTCCTGTGCGGTGGCGGCCCGCGCGGCCTGCACCGCCTGGGCTTCGGCCGCTCGGGTCGCCGAGGCGGAGGCGGCCTCGGCGGTGCGCTGCGCGGCGACGGCGCCCGTGCCGGTGGTGGCCTGGGCCCGGGCGGCCATCGTCTGGGCGACTTCCTGCGCGCGGGTCGCCCGGGTCGTGGCCTCGATCGCGGCGGCGTGCTCGGCCTCGGCGCGGGCGGCGGCCTGGGAGGCCACCACCTGGGCGCGGCCCGCGCGCTCGGCGGAGGCGGTCGCCGCCTGCTGGGCGGCGGCGGAGCGTTCCGTGGCCTCGCGGACGGCCGTCTGGGAGACGGCGGCCTGCTGGGCGGCGGCTACCTGGGCGCGGCCGAGCCGGGCGGCCGCCGCCTCGGCGCGTTCCAGCTCGGCGCGGGTGGCGGCGAGTTGCCCGTCGAACTGCCTCAGCTGCTGCGCGCCACCGCGCAGCCCAGCGGTCAACTGCGGGAAAGAGGCCTGCAGTTGGACGTACAGGGTGTAGGCGCCGGACACCCGGCTGCTCCTAACTGGACTGCTTGATCAGCCCGATGCGCACCCCGCGCCCCTCGGCCCCTTCCGGGACCTGCTCCGACTCCATCTCAATCAGCTCGCAGCCCGGGCAGCGGCTGGTCTGCGCCACGTAGGCGTGGCGGTCGCCGCCCTGCTGCTCGTCCCACTCGGCGCTCCGCGTGCCGCACCCACCGCACACGTCCCGCTGCCACGCGGCCCACGCCAGCGCCTTCGCCCGGTCCAGCGCGCTCCACCTACCGCCCGCACTCGCGCCCATCAGCTGCGAGTGCGGGATCCGGTAGGCCTCGCACAGCTCCATCTCCGCGCGAAGGCCCGGGTCGGCCTCTAGCCTTTTCCCAGGTCAACCCGGATCTGCTGGTTCACGGCGAGCGCCCCGGTGAAGAGGATCTTGGCGTCGCTGTCGGACCATTCGTCCAGCAGCACCTGGGCGTCCTCCGCCGTCATGCCAGCGACCTCGGCACCGCTCTCGTCCCGCTCGACATGGGCCGCGGAGATCAGCCCGGCGGGGAACGTCTCGACGTCGTAGTCCATGCCTCGGTCGGCCTGCTCCTCCGTCGGCGCGTGCGCCTTGAGCAGCGCCTCCCACGCCGGCCTCGGCAGCGCCCGAAATGTCAGGGAGACGGTGGCGTCGGCGAGAGCCTGCTCGGCGGTCGCGAGGACCGAGCGGGCGATGACGACCTGCGGGTGCGCCTCCATGAAGGCGTCCACCGCGGCATCGTCGATGCCCTGTCCGGCGGCGGCGGTTCGGGCCGCCGCACGGGCCTGCGCCACCTTCATCTGCGCGTCGGTGACGGCGAGCTTCGCCGCGTCGTCGTCGCAGATCTTCACCGTGCGCTCCGGGAGGGCGCGGGCCCTGAGCCTGGCCATCTTGGCTCGCCAGTGCGCATCTTGGGCGACCGCCTGAACCGGCGGCTCCACCATGGTGGTCGTCATCGCCCGCCCCCTCAGCCCGCGGCGGCGGCCGGAACCGGCGCGTCGAGGGTCGGCAGGTCGCTGATGCTGAAGCTGACCTTCGTCTTCGCCGGCTCCGCCCCCGTGCTGTAGCTCGGCGCCCTGGAACCCACGCGCACCGGGAAGATATCGAGGCTCTTGGAGGCCGGGACGTCGCCCTTGCGGAGGATGCAGACGTAGCCGGTGACGTCCTTGGACAGCAGGGTCTCGACGGCGTCGCTGGTCAAATCCTCGTAGAAGGTCAGCGAGCTGTTCGCCGCCTTGTCCTCGCCGGGGATGCTGGTGCTGAACTTCGCGCCCAGGTCCGGCGTTTCGATCGGGCTGTTCTCCAGGCTCCAGCCTTCGATGTCGGAGATCTGCCGCGACAGGTCGGTGCCGGCGGTCAGCTCCTGCCGGGTCGGGATGTTCGTCGCGGCGGCGATCGCCTTGACGAAGTAGATCTTGGTGACGCCGCGGCGCATGTACCGCTGCTGCGTGGATGCCACGCTGGACTCGCATTTCCGGGGACGCGATCACCCGGGCGGTGCGCCGCCGGAGACCCATCCCCTCGTCGCACCACCCGACTTCGGGGCGGCGGCGGGGAGTCGGCCCGTACCGGTGGTCGGGCGTCCGTGCGGGGGTCTCCACGGTGAGATGAGGCCGCCGAAGCCGGCGAGGCCCTGCGGGTCAGCTGTCAGGTGTGGTCACGTGCAGCAGGAACCGCGAGATGTAACTGTATACGCCGTTGGCGACGGACTGGCCGTCTTCCTTGTCGATCTCCCGTCCGACGACGGTGTGCCCGGCCGGAGAGATCGGCGTCGCGAAGCCGCCCTTCGGCGACGTGCCGAGGATCGCGGCCCGGACCTTGTCGGCCATCCACTCGGCCTGCTCGCCGGTGCTCGCCACCGAGGTGACCTGGTACAGGAGACGTCCGTCACCGGCCTGGTCTCCGAACGGCGGGCCACTGGCGGTGCCGCCGAGTGGGTACAGCACCGTGTACGGGATCGCGTTCCCGCTGGGCTTGTCGGCCGTCGTCGGCGGCGCACCGTACCCGCAGCTGCGGCCGGTCGCCGCGGCGATCGCGTCCCGCAGCGCCGTCGACACCACGCGTCCCTGAACGGGCATCTACTCGTCCTCCTCTTCGTCTTCTCCCGCGTCGTCACCCAGCCGGCACGCCGTGATCTGCCCGGCCAGGTCGAGGTCCGCGTAGCGCAGCATCCCGGCCCGGTCCCACACCGGCATGTCCACCGGCGAGGTCTCCAGGTACAGGCCCAGCTCCCCCGTCTCCTCCTCCACGACCTCCAACACGAACACCGCCCTCGACAGCAGCCCGGCGCCGTGCGCCCGCAGCACCCCGGCCACCGCCTGGTGGATGTCGTCGGTCAGCTGCTGGTTCACCCGGCCACCGCCTCCGCGACCCGGGCCATCCCCGCGACGAACAGCGGCTCGACCCGCTGTACGGCCGGGCCGACGTGCGGGAACGGCGGCTGGTGATACACCCGGCCAAGGCTGTCGGCCCCGGAGAAGCCGTACTCCAGGCGCGCGGCCTGCGGGCGGGCGGTTCCGACGATCGCCTCCACCCCGGCAGGGGTGGCGTGGACCTCCGTCGTCCAGGAGCGCCGATAGTCGCCGGTCTGAACTCCGGGGCCCGGGCGCCCGGATGCGCCGGCGCGGATCGCGGCTTCGAGGATCATCGCGTGGTGGCGTACCACCGCCGTCGCCGCGGGAACCGCGACGGCAGCCCGTGCCTCCAGCTGTGCGGCCAGCACACTGGCGTTGCTGCTCACCTGGGCCATCAGCCGTCCACCGCCTCGTGCTCGCCGGGCTGGCGGACGCCGAGCGCCCACTCGGTGAGCTGGGCGAGCAGCGCGCGGGTGAACTCGTGGGGGCCGCCGTCGAGGAGGTCGTGCCGGGCGAGGACGGCGCGTTCGGTCTCGGGCGGGTCGAGGGCGCGCAGGAATGCGGCCGCGGCGGGGCCTGGGTCCGGGGCCTCGCCGACGACGACGCGCGCGGTGCCCTCCCACTCGGGGGCGGAGGTCGGGCGCAGCAGCAACTGGAGCTCCGGCGGCTGCCCAGCGGTGTGCCGCAGCTCGTACGAGCGAACCTGGTCGGCAATGTCATGGTCGTCGATCTCCAGGCGGGCCGTCGGGCCGGTCGCCTGGATGCGAACATGCCGCAGCTCAGGAGGGGTGGTGGGGGTCATGGTCATGAGCCTAGGCGGGGCAGCGGACATCCTCCAGGAGGGAGAGGCGCGGGCGTCCCCCGCCCGTTCTGGCGGTCTGCCAGACATGGGCCGCCCACGCTGGAGAGAATCAGGTCGTGACTCAATTGGAGCCGTTCACGCCGGAGCTAGAGAGGCAGCGTGAGGAGTACGTGCGGCTTCTGCGCGCCGGGATGCTTTCTCCGTACTCACTCCCGGCTGTGGCGCACACCGTGGAGGAGGCTGTCCTTACACGCGCATGGGCCCGAACCCGGGACCCATTCGAGAATGTGGGAAGCCGAGTATACGTTCTCTCCGTGGCGGGGACGCATGGGCGTGTCAAGGTGGGAAGAGCACGCAACGTGCACGGCCGCATCGCCACCCATCTGAATGAGTACCACTGCAATGGCCACGGACTTGTCGATGCCTGGATTTCGAACTCGCTAATTACGGCGGCCCCCATGGAACTGGCTATACACAGGTTCCTGAGGATCAGCCATCAGCCGAGCTATCGAAGGGAAGAATACCCGGACGGCGACTTCGACGGAATTTGCGAACTGGTAGCCACCTTAGATGCGACGAACAGCCTCACCGAGGAGCAGATTGAATTCTTCCGACAGGAGGAAGAAAAGCGCGGCAGAAGGGCAGAGGAGGATCTCCTCCGCGAGCTCGAATACCAAGTCGGGCACGCCGTCGACAATGGAAACGCCGACTGAAAGCCTCCATCAGCCGGGGCCTTTATCTGAGAGGCTGACGAGGCATCATCCTTCCGGTCCGGGATACAGGCGACGGCACGGTGCGCGGGCCAGCGACGCCTTCAACGCCAGCCCGCGCGCTAGGCCTACGGTGCTACAACCTCGTCCAGCCTCGTGATCCGGGCGACCTCCACGGTGCTGGCCTCTCGGGTCGAGGGCCTGCCAGGTCCGCCGGACCGTGCCGGCGGTCGGTGCCTTCGTGGCGGCGACGGTCACCAGGTCGCCACACGCGGACGGCAGGGCAACTGGCCGGCTCCCTTGTCCGACTCTCCCTCCATCCACGGCACCATCCCCGGAACCTCCCGACGCGCGGTTCGGCCATAGCCGTCGCGCGCCGTTCGCACCCCTTCACGCCGGTGACGATTCGCGTACGCAGTCTTACCGTTGGTTGCGATCGCGGGGCGCACTCGGCGCCCCGGTGTCCAGGAGGTCCCATCATGCGACGCCTCGTCACGACGCTCGGTACGCTCATCGCCGCAGGGACGCTGGCCGTGGCCGTCCCCACGTCCGCCCAGGCCGCCACGGGCACCCTGACGTTCTACAACGTGATCTTTCCCGACGGGTCGGGCTCCGGCCCGGGCGTGCCGTACGTCGACCCGGCCCCGGGCTGCTACGACGTACCGGAGACGACGCGGGGGCCGCTGTCGGGTGTGAACAACGCAACGGACAGCACGGTCCGCTTCTACTGGGGAGAGGACTGCACCTACGCGCTTTTCAGCGTGTCGGCTGGCCGTTCGGTCAGGTTCAACTCGCACCCGCGCTCCTTCCTGGTCGAGAGCTGACCGGAACCCGACTGCCGCCACACCGGCCCATGTAGCCGGAGGACGGGCAATTCGGGCGCAGGGCCCGGTCCGGTGGGCAGCGGCTACGTCGCTGTCTACACCGTCCGATCTGCGGCAGCGAGAGGAGTCGACCCAGCCGGGTGGCAGGCAAGTCGTCGCAGGCGCCCGCCACCACCCGGCGTCGCAGCTACAGCACCACCTCGTCGAGGCGGGTGATCCGCGCGACCTCCACGGTGCTGGCCTCACCGGGGTCGAGGGCCTGCCAGGTCCGGCCGACGGTGCCGGCGGTCGGTGCCTTCGTGGCGGTGACGGTCACCAGGTCGCCACGCTGTGGGAGCGGTGCGGCCAGCGGGGTGACGAGCCCGTACCAGGAGGCGTTGTCCTCCAGCCACCGGCCGCCGACGAGGTGCTCAACCGCGGCGAGGCCGTGCGCGGACAGCACCGCACCGGCGCCTTCCCAGATCGTGACCGTCGGCGTGGGCCCCACCAGCCCAGTGCCAACGTCCAGGACGGGGGTGCCGGTCGGCCTGCTGATCCGCACGGTGTCGACCATCACGGTGGCCTCCATGGCCTGGCGGACGGCATCGAGGTCCACGGGGGTGCTCACACCGCACCTCCGGCCTTCTCGATGCGCATCCACGTCCGGCGGACCACCGTCAGGCCGCCGGACTCCCCCGGGTCCAAGACCTTGAACGTTCGGCCGGCGGCGGCCGGGTCCGTGCTCTCCACGATCGTCACGGTGTTGCCCTCGGCAGCGACCGGCGCGGACAGCGGACTGAACAGCAAGTAGCGGCCGTCGCCGTCGTCCTTGTACGGCTGGCCTTCCAGGCGCAGCACGACCCCCGGACCACCGCTTGCCCGGTGCAGGCCGGGGCCCTCGTACTTCACGACATCGGGGCCCGGCACGTACTGGCCGGTGTTCGGGTCGAAGATCTGCGGGCCGGACTCGCCGATCCGGATCTTCTCGGTCAGGAGCAGCCGCTCGACGAAGGCGGTGACGCCGCCGGATTCGGGCATGGCGGTGCCGGGGTCTGTGGTGGGGGTGGTCATGATCCGAGCCTAGAAAGCACGGCGGACACTCTCAGGTTGGCAGCGAGCCCTCCCACCTGCGGGGCGCCTCGGTTGCTCGCACGCACCGTTCGCTTGCCGACGGCAGGCTGGTAGCCTTCCGTCCGCGTAGTGGCCACACAGAGTGTTGAAGCGTGGCCTGTCGGCCGGTTAGGGCCCAGCGGCGCAGGGGGCGATCAGATGGGCGTAGTTCTTCCCGACGAGTTGGCATGGCTTCTTGATCTCATCGGCGTGCATTGGCCGAACGTGGACGAGGACGAGTTCTACGAGATGGCGACCGCTCTGCGCAGCTTCGCCGACGAGGTCGACAACGGCCGCGCCGGTACGGTCGTCGCGGTTCAGCGGATGGTCGCGGAGAACCTCGGGGCGGCCACAACGGCGTTCGAGGCGCACTGGAACAAGCTCAACGGCACGCATCTGCACAACCTTGCCGAGGGCGGACGAATGCTGGCCACTGCCCTTGACGGTGTCGCCCTCGTGATCGCGGGCGCCAAGGGCGCCGCCGTCGTGCAGCTTGGCATCCTCGCCGGCGAGGTGGTGGCAGCTCAGGCAGCGGCGCCGTTCACGTTCGGCCTGTCGGAGTTCGGCGCGCTGGGCGCCACGCAGATCACGCGGATCGCGGTGAAGAAGCTCCTCAAGGAGGCTGAGCAGCAGATCGTGGCTCAGCTCATGGAGATCGCGAAGGCTCCGATCATGAACGCACTCGCCGGCATGGCGGCGGATCTCGCGATCCAGGCCGTGAGTATTTCTGCCGGCGTCCAGAGCGGCGTCAACTGGAAATCTGTGGCTGGTTCAGGCGTCGAAGGCGCCAAGGAGACTGATCTCGGAGCGGCTGTGACAGGGGGCGGGAATGGCGGACATCCGGCATAACTACGAGGAGACCGCAGAGCTCGCGAAACGCATGGGTGAACATGCGAATCACCTGGAATCCACGGCCGGCGGGCACACGAGTCACGTTGCGAACAGGCTGAAGAAGACTCGCGGAAAGGACCCGCTGGCCAATGCCGCGGTTAACGCCGCAGAGCAGATCATGAATGTCATTCGGAAAGCCGAAAGAGATCTCCACCGGCACCTTCGGCTTGTCCAGCAGGGCCTGGAGCACACGTCGAGGAACCATCACCAGAACGACAAGGCCCTGGCGACCATGCTCACCAAGATCAACAGTCGATCGGAAGACCAGGTCAAGGCGCTGAAAACGGCGCCCGACCGCGTGCAGGGCCCAGATCCGACGAAACCTCCGGTCACGGTCGCAATCCAGTGGAAGCCGGGGATGCCAAGGTCGGCATTCGCGTGGAAGGCCCAGAGCCTGGCCGGGGCGAGCCGCCGCGGGGAAACGTACAAGGCGACCAACAAGGTGCTGCGCGATCGCGAAATCACTGACACCTACAAGGGTGCCCTCATCCACCTCATCCTGAAGAACAACAAGGACAATCCGGATCTGGCCGAGAAGGCCAAACAAGCTGTCCGCACATCGATGCAGCCGGACCACATCATAGACCTTCAGGCCGGTGGACTCGACCACTGGCAGAACCTTAGAATGCTAGAAACAAAAACGAACTACGAAACCGGGACCGTGCAACTATGGCGGACCATTAGACCCGTCCCGGACGGAACACCTATCAAAGTCAAAGTGAAATGGAAATGACAGAACTCGACATTCCCGGCACGATCGCGCTCCTGCGTGAAACTCTGGCCGCGCACGAGAAGGAACTCGAACTCTGGGACCCGGAAATTCCCGCCGGAGCCGACCCCGACGAAATCCCGCCGAACATCCCTATGGGCGTTTCCGACCTGCTCTCCGCCTCCAACGGCCTCTACCTGACCCACTCCACAAGGCTCTTCACGGCCAGCGAGCTGATGGACAGGCAGTTCCCCGAAGGGCTGGAAGAAGCCGAACTCCCCGACGGGTCACCCATCGAAGACACCTCCAGGTTCTTCTTCTTCGGCCTGGCATGCGAAAACCCGCTGCTCGTAGACCGTGACGGGAGCGTGTGGCGGGCCCCTGACGAGGGCCACGTCTGGTTCACCGGATGCCGGATCGAACCGATCGCAGGCAGCGTCGACGAGTTCTTCCGGACCTGGGTGGCATCCTCCCGGTTCCAAGACCTCGCCGGCGTCGCCCCCGACGATCTGGGCAGCAGCCACTGGTACCAGCTGCTGCGGCTCAGCGGCCTCGCCGCGTAACCTCACTGCCTGAACCATCCGATCGCCCGAGGAGCACCGTGGCCACGCACGCAGAACTCACGAAGCTGTTCAGCCCCCAGGGGGTGATCACGCTTCCCCGTGAGGAAGCCGTCCGGAACAAGCTGCCGCAGGCCGACGTCGACGCCCTCGCGGACGTCGGCCTACCTGCCCACCTCGACGTGTTCTTCAGCATCGACGTCACCGGGGAGCCCTCTGCGTTCACGCTGGTCCCGATCGACACCGGCGACGCGGTCGTCACCGTGCTGTGCCTCGGCGGCCCGCCTGCCGCGGCCGACGGACGCTTCTGCCTTGATCTGGAGGACGGGTACATCATCCTGCTCCAGCTCGGAGAGCAGCCCGCCGCCGAGATCGTCAACACCTCGCTCGCGCAGTTCACCGAGTTCCTGTACCGCATCGGCCTGCGCTACGAGCACATCCACGGCAGGACCGACGACGAAGCTGACGACTACACCCGTAAACTCCGCGACTACCTCGCCGCCCGTGACCCCCAGGCCTTCGCCGAGAAGGACACCTGGTGGAGCATGGTCTTCGACCACCTCCTCGGCAAGGACCTCCAAGCCTGAACCCTCACCCGGCCGGGCAGGAGCGCACGGCTAGCATCGACGCCATGAGCAGCAGCGCCCCCGCACAGCGCCCGGCATGTGGCCGACGTGCGGCCATGAGGACCCGACCGGCCCCCGCAGCGGCCCGGGTGCCGGCCGTTGCGTGCGTCCTCGCGGTCACCGCGAACGCGCCGACGGCACCGGCCCGCTCATTCACCACGACGGCGTCCGCGAGTGGGAGCAGCAGCCGGAACAGCGGTGGTGGGCGGAACTCGGGCTCGGCGGCGACGACTGACCCCGTCCCGGGGCAGTGCGCTCAGGTGACCGCGTAGGGCCTGGGGTACCCCATCCGCTCGCAGGCGGCCGCTTCCTCGTCGATGTGAGCCAGGGCGCCCGCGTGCCCGCGGGCGTCCAGCAGCATGACCACAGTGCAGACCGCGATCACGTGGATCTGGTCCACAAGCCCCAGGCCTGCCACCGCTTCGGCGAAGCCCGCTTCCTTCGCGGCGACCCGGCGCACAGCGGCCGTCGTCGCGAACTCGGACTCCGGCGGCGCCAGGGCCGCCACCTCGTCGAGGTCTCGCACGTTCATGGGCGGCGCCCCGAGATCGCCGAGGAGGTCGTCGTAGGACAGGCCCAGCAGGGCGAGTACGAGCTCCCGGCGCTCCGTGCCCAGGCCTTCAAGGCATGCTGCGACCTGGCCGCGGTTCCTCGTCAGGTAGGCCCGCGTCAGGTCGATCCCACGCCACTTCGCGTCCACCATCCACGGGTGGCCTGTCTCTATCACACCTCCACCTCTACCCGACTGGCGGGTGCAGCGGAGGCGGTTTCGCGTTCCCGGGCTGGAACGATGGCTAACGAGCGCGCGGCTCCGCCCCATCTGTCGGGCGAGGCCGCGCGAGGGCTGTTTCGGACAGTTACCTATGGGGACAGTTAGAGGTGGTTCGACCGCCCCCGGGCTATGGATTCGTGGAGGTACCGGTCGCTGCCGCCTGTGCGGCCTCGGCGATGTCGAGGCGGCGCATCAACCAACTGGCCAGAACCAGGGTTTCCTGGGCCTCCTCGGGATCATCCAGCTGATCAGCCCCGTGAGCACGAGGATTCCGCAGCGCCTGCATGGCCCCTGCGAAGATGTCCCGCATCCCGTCCTGCTCGCTTTGAAGGGAGGCCCCCGACGATGTCGTAACGGTGATTCTCGGCGTCGGGCTGTTCAGGGCCTTCCCCATCAACGGCCTGCCTACATCGCCGAGTCCTGTGAGCTGCTGCACCCGGTGCTCCACCTCCCGGTACGCGGCAAGCACCGCATCTGCATACTCACCAGCATCGAAGCGTCGAGCTGCCACGGTGGCGATAGCAGGGTGCAGTGCACAGGTCAGCGTGAGGACAGGCACCGGAGCGGGCTGGTACTCCGTGACAGCTAATGGCTCCGGGATGCCAGCAACTGCTACCGCCTCCGGGCGGCCAAGATGCTGCTGACGGCGCTTCCAATAGGCACCGACATCTCCGAAGTCGATTGTCGCGTACTTCCTGACCCGCTTGTCCAACAACAGCTCCCAGGTCCCACCAAGGGGATCAGCCCAGGTCGACGGGGCTCCTGCCCACTCACCAAGGGTGCGCAGGTTAATCCCAGATGCCCATGGTTCAGAGGATGCGACGTGTGCAGCGAGCGCCACAGTCCGCTGGTCAAGGAACTCCGGATCGCACCCCACCGCAAACGCATCGAAGTTGAGACTAGGCAGGTCGGCCTCGTACCTAGGCCACCAGTCTCGCTCGACCTCGATGGCCCGCTGAAGAAGCCGGAGCATCGTGATGAGAACAAGCTCCGACCCGACACAGAGCACACCAGCGACGGTGAGTTGAATCTTCTGCTCGCCCTGCTGTGGGATCCCGGTTCCTGCGTCGACTCCCCATACCAGGTCCAATGGCAGCTGTTGGACAGCCTTCTCTGTGTCGAAGCCTGCCTGATACAAACGACGGTCCACCTCGTCGAAGGTTGGCCACTCCCCACATCCGTGAAACTGCTGGTAGGCGTACTTCAATAGCCAGAAGCCCTCATCACCCCCCGGACGCGGGATCCCCTCAGGAATGGTCCAAGCCATGTCCCACCTACTTCTCACACTCTGCTTGGACGGCAGAATATCCGCCAAGCCGGTTCGACCGCAGTCGGATTCCGTGGCCCGCGTCGAGCGAGATGGTGGCGATGGTGTTCCAGCAGATCTGCCAGCTGAAGCAGGTCCTTGCGGCCGGGCAGCGGTGCGAGGCACCAGTAGCCCTTGTTGACGCTGATCCGACTCACGGTGGACGGGGCATGACCGGGCCAGATCTAGTGGATGGCCTGGACAAGTTCGTCGGTGTCGGTGTCGGCGGCCGCGTAGGCGGCGGTCATATGGAGCACGCCGAGCGGGTAGTCGGTGGGGTCAGGGCCGAGGACCTGGTGGACGGCGGCGCGGACGCTGTACTGGAGGGCGGCGAGTTCGCCGTCGGGGTGCAGGTCGAGGCGCACGCCGGCGCGGTAGGCGATCGGCGAGCCGACCTGCAGGTGGATCGGCCCGGTGTTGGTCAGCGCGGTGCGCAGCCGGTCGGCGAGGTCTTGGCGTGCGGTATCGCTGATGTCCTCGGCCGGGGCGGAGGTGACCATGCCGAGAGTGATGTGGAAGCCGTCGGAACGTAGCAGCAGAACGGGGAAGTCAACCATGGCCGGGCGCAGGCCGGTGAGCAGGATGTCCCGGGGCGACCCCACGGGCAGGACGGGCAGGGCGTTCACCTGGAGGGCGCGCAGGCCGTCCGGCCAGGGCTGCTGTCCGAAGGTGTGGTGCACCCGCCGATGCCGTCGTGGCCCTGGACCCGTTCGTCGTGGTGCCCAGGTTCCCTTTCGGACGTGGCCGTCAGCGGGGTGAGTGCGTGATCGGGGCCCGACGCCTTGAGGGCGCACCCTGCGCAGCGGCGCCTGCCTGTCGTGAAGTAGTGGGTGACGGCCTTGTCGATGTGGCCGCAGGCGAGGTGGCGAACGCGCACCGGAACGCGATTGCCTTGGTACGGATCCAGGATTTCGTAGCCGGCATCGCGGAGGCGCTCTGCGACCACAGCCTGGTCGAGACGGGGCGGGCCCGAGCGGGATCGGCTTGGGACGGGGGCAGCGGGTGCCGGCACCCTGAGGGCCCGGCATCCCGGGCATTTGGTTCCGCGCTGCTTGATACCGCGGACCCTGCGGTCGCGGTTGTTCAGGTGGGCGCTCCGGACGGTGTCAAGGGAGCGGACCGAGACGTAGCCGCAGGCGACGTGACGGACCCGCCACTTGCGGGTGACACCGCCCGGGTAGGGGTCATCGGCCGGTTCGTATCCGAAGAGGAGAAGGAGTTCCTCAGCGGCTTTCGGACTGAGGGCCAGTTTTTGGTTGTTCGTCCAGGACTGGGTCGATCCGTTCTGGACTGCTTGCTGCCTGACGTGGTGGGCGCAGCGGGGGCACTGTGCGCCGGCGGTGAGCTGGTTGAGTGTCGCGGTGATGATGTGGCCACAGGCGGTGTGGCGCACGCGCCAGGGCTCGAAAGCGGAGCCGGGGCAGGGCTGCTCCCCGGTGTAGCCGAGGTTGTGCAGCAGCTTGGCAACCCTGCGGCTTCTCGTGGAGGAGGGGACAGCGGTCGTGATCCCGGCGCAGGTGCCGCAGTGGCCGTCGAACCCGACCAGGGAGATGTCCGATGCGGTGCCGCAAGCACGGTGCCGGAGGGGCCACTCCTTGGAGACGGAACCGGGGTAGGCCGCTTCGGGATCCCAGCCGAAGGTGGCCACGTACGCGACGACTTCTTCCGGTGAGAGGCCTTCGGCACGTGTGGGCCGGGCGGGTCCGTCGGGCAGGCAGATCCGGCAGCTGAGCCCGATACGGGTGAGGGTGTACAGGTGGGAGCGGGCTTGGTGACCGCAGTCTATGCGGCGGACGCTGACGGGGATGTGATGGTTCTGGTACGGCTCCAGGAGTTCGTAGCCGGCCTCGTGAAGGCGCTTGCGAACCTCGTCCTGGCTGAGCGATTGCCGGCCCTCGGGCCTGTCGCCGATCGGCGTGCGGCCCTCGATCAGATCAAGCTGCTGAGTCGAGTTGGCTGTCACGGAATGTCCTTACACAGATGGCCGAGTGGCAGGTCGGGGGCTCTGATGGTGTCGGGCAGATCGGGCAATGGGCGGGCGGCCTGGGTCCAGGACCCTCTTGCGGGTGAATCATGGGGATGCCCAGCGGGCATCAACACCGGCCGATCCGACGCCATGTCAACTTTGGTATTGGGCTGCGTGGTTCGTGATGCAATCCACGGGGTGATTGTGGCAGGGTCAGCAGGTGCTCCTTCTTGACTACGCGGACGCCCGCGATCACCGAGGCTTCGACTACCTGACCGCCGGGTCCCTGCGCGACCTGGCTGCCTCGGGCACGCCCGAGGACCAGGCCGCGGCGTTCGCGGCCACTGTCCTGCGCAACCCCTCCGTTCCGGCTGTGCTTGAACGCCTTGCTGGTCTTGGCTTGCCGCCGTGGTACCTGACGGCCGGGTCGCTGTTCCAGACGGTGTGGAACGCGGCTGCCGGCCGGACGGATCTGTCGGCGGGGATCCGGGATCATGATCTGTTCTTCTTCGATGAGGACACGTCGTGGGAGGCGGAGGACGTCTGGATCAAGAAGTGCCTGGGAGCGGTAGCGGATCTTGGTGTTGAGCTGGAGCCGCGGAACCAGGCGCGTGTGCACATCTGGTACGAGTCGAAGTGGGGCAAGAAGATCGCCCCGTACCGGGATCTGCACGATGCGATCAGTTCCTTCGCGGCGACCAGCTGCTGCGTGGGGCTGTCCCTGGACCTCGGCGGGAAGCTGGCCGTGCACTCCACCCACGGGTTCGTCGATCTGTTCAACCTGGTGCTGCGGCCGAACCCGCTGACCGTCGCCCCGCAGGAGGTGTACGAGGCGAAGGCCGAGCGGTGGATGCAGGAGTGGCCGCAGCTGACGAAGCTGCCGTGGGTGGAGCCGACCGGCCGGTAGGCCCGCGCTGGTCAGATCGCGGTGAGCAGCAGCGCGGAGTGGTCGCTGAGGCGGCTGACCCGTACCTCGTGGTCGAAGCCGACCGCGACCACGCGGGCGTGGATCTGCGGTGAGGTGAAGACGTGGTCGAGCCGCTGGCCTCCCTTGGGCCCGTACCAGCTGAGGTCGGCGGCTGTGGGGTGGGTCTGCCGGAAGGAGTCGAGCAGCCCGAGGCGCTGGCCGAAGGCCCGGTAGAAGTCGAAGTCGTGGTCCTCGAACAGGGTGCGGCTGGCGGACGGGCCGTGGTCGGGCTCGACCACGTTGAAGTCGCCGGTGACCAGGAGCGGGATGTTCGGCTCGGCGTCGAGCCGGGCCGACAGGGCGTGGAGCGTCTGCTGCTGGAACGTGCTGCGCCTGGTGCTGCTGTCGGCGCTCATGCCGTTGGTGAGGGCGTACAGGCCGATGACGTCGAGGGTGCCGAGGTGGCTGGCGAGCCGCACCCCGTGGAAGCGGGGGTTGACGCCGGTCAGCGGGGTCGGGCTGGTCTCGTAGCCCTTGGTGGCGATCACGGTCATGTACTTGTCGTCGGGGCCGGTGCGGGGCCGGGCGACGGCGTAGCCGGAGGAGGACAGCTCGCGTACCAGCAGGTCGGCGGCCTCGCCGGTCTTGACCTCGGTGAGGACGAGGCAGTTGGCGTTGGTGGCGTAGAGCCAGTCGAGTTGGCGGCGGACGCGCTCGGCGGACGAGCTCGCGATGTTGAGGGCGAGCACGCGCAGTTCGCTGGCGGCGACGCTGTCGGCGACGACGTCGGGGTTGCCGAAGAGGAAGTCCTGCTCGGTCACCGGTTCTCCTTGGGCTGGGTGGGGCGGGCAGTGAGGATGTCGTGGACGGTGGCGGCGATCACGTCGGGGCGCATGCGCTTGGCGTCGCGCTGGGCGTCGGTCTCGGACTGGGCGCCGCGGGCGGTGAAGGAGCCGCCGCTGGGCGCGTCGATGATGCGGAAGGCGTCCTTGACGGCGGGTCCGCGCATGACGAGGGAGATCGTTCCGGCGTCGGCGGTGACGGAGTGGACCGCGGTGTGGTGCAGGGCGTACTGGTCGCCGGCACGTTCGGTGCGGATCTGGCGGGGACGCAGGGCGGCCGGGTCGATGGTGTCGAAGCCCTCGTTGGTGCCGTACTGAATGTGCCGGTAGGCGCCGGTGAGGATCATCGACGCGAACGACCAGCGGTGGTCGTGGGGACGGTCGAAGTAGCCGGGCCGGAAGCGGTGGATCCGCAGGCGGTAACCGTCGTCCTGGTGAAGGACGAGCTTGTCGAGGAAGTCGAACCGCTCGCACATCGCGGCGAGTCCGGGCGAGGCGGGCAGGGTGGTGAGGAGGTCGGCGAGCAACGCCCAGTTGTCGCGGGTGAGGTCGTGGAAGGCGAGGGCGGAAGCGGAGGCCACGGCCGGGAGGTCATCCCAGTCGAGGCCGCTCAGCGACGGCAGCAGGGCCGGGGTCAT